ATGCATTCAGAAAATCGAAAAGGTAAGCGTGTGAAGGCCGGAAGGGCCTCGGTAAAGACAACGCGAAAAGGTACGTACGATCTCGAATACATATTCGATAGACTGTGCGATGCCAAACGCGCTGAGAATGTCGTTCAGGAAACGATTGATAAGTACATGCGTGCTTGTCGGTATTTGTCGGATTATGCTGAGGAGATCGGAGTGTCCGCAGACATACGCCACATTGACGTTGACTTTGCGCGCGGGTTCGTATCGTGGCTGATTAACGATAAAATAAAGTTCGACGGCCATAATTTCAAATTGGACGAACATAAGACGCAGGGGTTATCTCCGCGGTCAGTTAACGACTATATTAAGACCATACGGACGTTCTTTCGTTTTGCAATTAAAGAGGCGTATGCCGACGATAACCCGTTCGAAGAGGTTACGTTAATCACGAACCCGGAGAGCCCGATAAATATCCTTTCTCCTGATGAGATGCGGGCGATTCTTAATGCGATGGATCAGCGATCTTTCGTTGAATTTAGAGATTATGTTGCGCTGACTTGCCTCATCGACTCTATGATGCGGGTAGGCGAAGTGTTGTCGATTAAAGAGTCGAGTATTGATTTCGGCTCCAAAACGTTGATACTCGAAGGGAAAGACGTAAAGAATCGAAGGGGAAGATTCGTACCGTTAGAGGATAAAACACTTCGACTGCTGCGCGAACTTATAAGAGAAAACGAAGAATTCGATAGTGAATATGTTTTTCTGGCAAACTATGGCGAGAAGATGACGACTAATAACTTTAGGCAGCGTCTGAATAACTACGCAGATAGGGCCGGCATCAAAAAGCGCGTTCATCCCCATTTAATACGACATACGGGCGCGACGATGTTTTTAGAGGACGGTGGAGACATTCGGCATTTACAGGTGATACTCGGACATAGCGATATGCGTATGGTGCAAAGATATACGCACCTATCCAAAAAGGCGCTGACCAAGGAGCATAGTAAGCACTCGCCGTTACTTCAGATACAAGAAAATAAAAATAAGAAACGGAAAACTCGGAGACAATGACTCGGCCACAAGGCCGGGTTATTTTTTTTGTCCATTTTCCGAAGCGCATTCGCAGTTAATAGTGACGGAATAAATTTCGGTGAAAATTTGTGCCAATCCGGAAGTCGATACGCAGTTATAAATGACGAATAAAAAAGTTTCGTGATCCATGTCGCAAAATTGACGGCAGCCTACCCATTATAGAAGTGAGAGGTGATAACGAATGACCGACGAACATCAGCGGCTCGTATCCGTCGAATCTCAATCGGAATACAACGTCACGTCCGGCAAGGCCGAAACGCGGATCTTCGTTAAGATGTACGTCGACGCCGTCAAGAAAGGCCTTATCGCGGACATCGGGGCGGAGCGTTGGCAGACTCTTTGCGTACTATCTTCGTTCATGAACGCTAACGGCGAATGCTATCCGACGCAGGACCAGATAGCCGGCGCACTAAATCTCAGTCGGGCTGCGGCGAACAGGCGGATCAAAGCGCTATGCGAATATCGGTGGCAGGAGCGGCCGTTAGTTGTAAAGCAGAAGGCGCGGGACCCGAAGACGCAGCGATGGGATAACGCAAGATATACGATCATGCCGATCAGTCAGCTCGCGATATTCGATGGAGATACGGAGGAGCTTACGTAGCCATGTGACGCCGAGCCATACACGGCGGACCCATACACGGCTCGACTTTACACTAACTAGAACCATCTTTTAACTAGAGCCATTAATAACTAGATAAATAATAGCGCTCAATTAAAACCTTTTCGCGCAGATACTTATTAAATAATAATTCTATCGCGATAATGAACATCCGCAAGAGTGAGCGTAAGCGAACGATTGCTAGGTTTTATAAATACGGAAGGATGTGCGATATGTTTACGAATTATGAGCTCGCTACAATTTTCGAAGCCTTAATCGATATTACGCCGGAAACGTGCGCGCTAGTACAAGAGGAATTATCGGTTTCCGTTCCGGAACTACGCGCTAAAGTTTGGCGACTAATTAACGAAGGAGGCGACGCCCACCATGACGCTTAATATCCCGATCTCACCCGATTACAAACTAACGTCCGACTCGCTTAACATCATCGTAAATGAACGCTATTTCACCGACCCGACAAAAGCGCCGAACTGGCCGAAGAAGCTCGCTGAGGACCCGAACGCCGACCCGACGCCGAAGGAAAAGTGGCGCGAAGTAGCGTACCACTCAACGGTCGAACGTGCGGTACTCGACGTAATGAATCGACGGCTGCGCGACTCGGATGCGACATCGCTGGCGGAATTAGCACGATTAATACGGGAGTTTCGCGAGGAAATAGCGGCTTTACTGGCGGTCGAGGGTATTCGGTAGGGTAAGCGGTAAAACGCGAAAATACACGGAGTGGAGGCGGCGAAAACATGACCGAAGAAGTTAAACGATTGCGCTATGCTGTGGCGGATTTGATTGGCGAGAATGAGCGGTTGAAGACGAAAATTAATTGGTTAGAGGAAGGCATCGAGGGTGTCGTCGGATTGGTTTACAAGCACGTAGATGACATAAGCGAATTATATGCGGAAGCTGAACGATTGAATGACTTAAAGGAGGCGTTAAAATGAAGCCGACAATCACGAAGGAGCAGGCGGAGGAATTAGAAGCGTATCGTCGATCCGGCGATCTCGATATACAGATCCTTGGGGCGGCATGCGACAACGTTTTAGGCGGTAAGCTTGCGAAACTAGATCCTCTAACGCTTGCGGCCGCACTGATCAACGGATACGAAGTCGAAGCGACGCCGGAAGACCGGGTGCGCGAGTATTTCGCCGAACTTCAGGAAAAACAGCGGACTTCGCAATCCCGAGGCGTTACGTTCAGCCTTGAATGCGAAAGGGAAGGCGTTATCAATACGCTCAATTTACTCGGAATCAAAATCGAAGGAGTGAACGCGCGATGAGACGACCGACACCGTACGAATTAAACGAAGCGATAGCGGCGCTAAAGCTCGGCGTACCCGAACACCTTTATCATCACGTTTGGAGCCTTATTTACGAAATTGAAGCATTATGTGAGGAGGCCGGAAGATGACGACGTATGAAACGAAGCCGGTCGCCAATTGGAACACGCGCGACTTCCAAGCGTATTTGAAAGCGGAACACGAACGGCTCTACGGCGTCCCTTACGTTCCTATGCGCGGATATCAAGCCGAAGCCGGAATGCTCGGACGCTGGGTCGGTACGAAACGAAAGTCGGGCGAACACGGGCCGGAGATAACGAAGAGATTCATCGATATGTGCTTTGCGGATTATAAGCCGTCCATAGAATGGCCGGGCGTCAGTTTCGGATGGATGCAGACGTATATGGGGCGAAACTTGCAGCGGGCGTCCAGCGCAGTTCAAGCGGAAGGAAAACGGGTTGAACGGAATAGCAGCGTTGATGATACGTGGTTCTAGCGCGCCCGGACGGCTGGACGCCGAGAATTAGCGTCCTCCTCCGAGTACATCAACAAACTTAGGTAAATAAACGATAGTTGTGACAATGATTGCGACTGTTGCGATTTGTTTTGCTAACGTCATGAATCGAACCTCCTTTCGGTAACTTAGGTATATTGTACCACATAAATACGAATGTGTGTTCGATTTATAAAAAAATTCGGGAGGGATTGCGTAATGGCTGAAACGAAAAAGTACGTTCGGATTAAGAAGGCGAAATATGAGTCGAGTTGGTATGTGAATAAGATTGGGGAGTTGTTCGAATTGACTGAGGATACAGGCGCGTTCTACGACGTTAGTGTTCCCGGAAGTGTCCGTCTTGTTAATGTCGAAGACGCTGAGCTCATCGTCACAGAAAAGTGCCCAGCCAAAGTTGGTGAGCGCGTGTTGATTACAAAAGCTTTACCTATGAAAAAGCAAGCGTATGAAGCCGGAGATGTTTTCGAGGTAGCAACCGCGAATGATCCGTTCCCTAAAGCCATACGAGTTTTTGGAATGCCGAGCTATATCGATTATAGAGAATACGAAGTCATCGTCAATAACGAAGTTAAAAACGAGGAGGCTGACGGAATGAAAATCGATTTAAACGCAATGGGGGACCGTGAGTTATACGCGCATGGAGAAGCAGTTATGGAGGCGATAAAAAAGCGTATGTTCCAAGCAGGATTCCGAGCGGCTAAACAAGCTCATCGAAAGTTGGCGGGAATGAATTCCAAGAAGAGCGCCCAAGCCCGCCGTGATGAAATCGTTGAGCAGGCGAAGGCGGATGTTGAGAAACTGTCTAATTACGGTGATGGCGTGCGATATGAAACGGGTACGGGGTCTTTCGCAACCTGTAACGTGGAGTTCGTAGCAAATCGCGATAAACGAACGGTTGTTGCGTTATTAAAAGGCGTCCGCACCGGGGATGTCTACGCAAAAGGAATCGCCAAAGCCGCACCTGGCGACTGCTTCAACGTTCACATCGGAAAGGCGATTGCGCTAAGACGTGCGCTAGGCTTGACGGTGCCGGACGAATACTTGAACGCGCCACAGCCGACTGAGGTTCGTGTGGGCGATGTTATAGAAGTTACATTAGATAGCGGAGAAATAGAGAAAAAGCCCGTTATTTCTTTAAAAGCAGGAAGTCTAAATGCGCATTTGCCGGGAAGGATTATACAGTACCCATCGCATTATGCAAAAATCATCAACGACTCACGTGAAGAGGTGGGCGAATGAGCATCGGACAGTTAACGTTCGGGACGCCTGAATACGTAAGAGTAACGAAATTGGCCGAAAGACAAGGCCATACGGATGAGTTGATCGACAGGATCGAAGCTTTGACAGAAGAACTCAATTCTAGCGATTATTACATCGGTTCTTATGAACAGCGGAGGAGAGTCGAATTGATTACACTTACGCTGGCGGAGTTGATCTAACGAAAGGAGGTCCGCCAATGGATATCAAATGTACGATGAGCAGTGACGAAATTTGGGTAGCGATCTGGGAGTATATGTTGCGACGTGGGTATTCGATAAAATCAGGTCGTTTTAAAGGCGGAGTGATCGAGCCATTTCGCGCTGAACTCGAATTAAAAAGTAAGGAGGTCCGCGAATATGACTAACGAAAACACTTGCGTACTCGCTGACGGATGCAAAGCGGCCGGGACCGACGCATGTACGCGGCACTGTACGCATTTTATCGCGATGCACGGCGCATCAGGCGAAGGAGGGCGATCAGGGGCGGCAGGGCTTCCGAGGGAGTACCAGCTCGTCACGCTGAAAAATTCGCCCGCGCGCGCTGACCAATCCGATGCATATAAGTCCGCCGAAACTTATGCGGCATCCTTTGCGCGGCAGTTCGAGCAGAGTGGACCGGTTGCGCCGGCCGACCGCATTAAAGACCTATATCTGTTCAGCGAATCGCCCGGCACCGGTAAGACGACGACGGCCGCCGCACTTCTAAACGAATGGCTGCGCGTCCATTATAGCGGCTCCCTACGGCGCGGCCTCGAACCATTACAGCGGCCGGCGTATTTCCTCGATGTGAACGCATGGCAGAATGACTATAACGAATTCAACCGTCCGCGTGTTCCGGATTCAGTCGCAGAGCCGGCTGCCGCCCGTTATTATCGCGCATTAAAAGCGGCTAAGATGGCGCCGTTTGCGGTGTTGGATGATATAGGGGTTCGCGATGCAAAGGACGGCTTCCGCGGCGATTTGCACACCGTTATTAACGCAAGGGTAACGAATCAGTTACCGACTATCTATACGAGCAACATTGCGCTCGATCAGCTCTGGCAAGTATTCGGTGAACGACGTCTGGCCGATCGGGTGGGCGACCTGTGCCGCGAGATTGAATTCGTAGGCGAATCGAAAAGGGGGATGCGTAGATGATTAAGGTGGTTGTCGCAGGAGGACGTGATTTTAATGACTACGACTTACTGCGTTGTAAGTTAGATTCGGCTCTACGCAATCGTCAAAACGAGAAGATCGTTATTGTATCCGGAAAAGCACGCGGAGCGGATAGTCTCGGTGAACGTTATGCGCGCGAGAAAGGGTACGAAATAAGTGAACATCCTGCCGATTGGGATAAATTTGGAAAGGCGGCCGGGTATATTCGGAATAAAGAAATGACGGAAGAAGCAGACGCATTAATGGCGTTTTGGGACGGTAAGAGCCGAGGGACTAAGCATATGATTGACCTTGCGAATAAGAACGGCTTAAAGGTTGCGATTGTCTATTACGGAGGAGGTGCCTAGATGAAAACGGAATTCACCTTCGGAGATATCGTCTCGGTTGCCGGGTATGAAAATCGGATATTCTACGTCGATGCTTGGCGCGAAGTAAAGGAAACCGATGAGTGGGGCGTAAGTGAATACGTCGAGTTCGAACTGACTGACGCGATTAACGGTGAATTCCTCGACGCGTTCGAAACGGATCTGCGGCTGGTCTGCCGGAAACAGTTTGCGGAAGATTACCTCTTAACGTACGATGTGACGAATTATCCGGAGCCGACGGGCGCGGCGTTTCATTTTGCGGACTATTTTCCGAAATTGCCAAGCGTAGAAAGTGTCGCGGAGTTAGGTAAAGGACTCGAAAAGGTGGCGAGTGATGTGACGAAAAAGAAAGCGGAGGAAGAGGCGAAACAAATCGACGGGTTGCTGGACGAATACAACGATAACATGCGCCTATACGAGACGTTCGGGGGTGCGGAGTATAAAACGAAGGCTGACGCTGTGATGGCGAAATTGAGACGGGAGGCGAGCGAATGAAGCGCAGAATTAGATACGTTTATACGGATGAAGAGTGGGCTAAACAGGTCCGCATAGAAAACGTGATCTTCTTCGTCCTATTCCCGATATACTTACCACTAGTCGCGATTTACTATATCGGGGAAGGCGCTTTATATACGGCGGAAGGGATTGCGTTAGGAGTAAGAGCACTAGTTAAACGGATTTTCTTTCGTAAAAACCGGAAGGAGGTGGGCGAATGAACTACGGAACTTTACTAATATCGAAAGCCATCGAAGCGAACGACCCGAACGCCCTGCTGCGATTCAATGTTTCGGAAGCCGACTTTCAAACGCAGGGTGAGCGCAAGGCTTTCCGGTACGTCATGGATTACGCGGAGAAATACCGAGGCCAAGCGCCGACGGCCGAGATGGTCGCAAATGAGGTGCCGGACTTCCAGCCGGATTTTAATATCGAGGCGAGCTACGATTATCTTGCGAAAAATCTCAAGGATCGGGCGGCCGAGCGCGAGTTTATCGAGCTGATGAACGGCCGTATTGATCCGGAAACCAATCGCCAAGTTCAGGAGCCGCAGCTCGAAAAACGATTTATTGAAGCGCAAAAAAGCGGTGATATGGGAAATTTCTTCGAGTGGTTGACGGGGCAGGCCGAAAGTCTTAAAATGAGAACAAACGTTCGAAACTCAGTCGGAACGGATATCAAACGAGACATCGACAAGTTTAAAACGGAATATGGAAACCGCAAGGCGGGCGAGTCCTTCCGGATCTGGCGCAGTAAATTCGATTTTATTAATCGAGCTATGGGCGGCTATGTTTCGTCTAACGTGTACGTGATCTATGGAAAGTCGGGACGGGGTAAATCGGCCGTATCATTAGAGGAGGTCACTAACTGTGCGCTGCAGGGGGCGAACGTTCTGATATGGTCGATGGAAATGGGCTGGTACGAAGTATTGGTGCGTCTCTACGTGTCAATTTCCGGAACCATGGGTGTTACGACTGCGACTCTGGACGGTGTCGATATGGAAGCTGGCTTTAATTCGCAAGACGTAAAGTACGCAAAGCTGTCTGAAGAGTTCGAAGCGGGGTTTATGGAATTCCTTGAGCGTCTTAACGAAATCATTCCGGGTAACATTACGGTTAGGGGCGTGGACGACGAAGATTTTTATTCCCGTTCTTTGCAAGATTTAAAGTCGGATATCATTGAAACAAAAGCCGATGTGGTACTCGTAGATCCTTTCTACTATCTCGATTATGAACGTAATACATCAAAGACGGCCGGTGGAGACGCTGCTGAGACTTCGAAAAAATTGCGGAGATTGGCTGGGACTACGAAAGCAACGATTTTTGCGATCACACAAGCCGATGAGGATGACGAAAAAAGGGAAGAGGACGGTAGTCGCGAACTTAATTTGCCGCAAAGAAAGGCCGTATCTAAAACGAAGGCTTTGCTTCATGATGCGGCAACATTGATCGCGGTTGATACGAACGCCAAAGAAGGACGCGGCTTGATCGGATTGAATAAAGGGCGAGACGGCGGCGAAGGAGAAGTCGCCGAGATTATCTACCTGCCGCAAATAGGCGTCGTAAAACAGCCGGAAACAGGCGTCGGGGCTGCGGCTCAGTTCGGTTTCTAAGCTGATTGGAATTTACCGGATGATATTGTCAACAATTACATCTAAATTTTTGAATAGTTTCGACAAATTGCGACTGTAAATTTCGTAACAATGTCGTAATATAATTTACAAGTCTCGAAAGGAAGTGTCTCGAATTGCCGATATTAACTTTGAATGGACGTTTTGTAGACGTCGACATTCGGTATGAACTCGAACAATTCGACTGGACCCGGCCGACGTGGGGCGATGAACGCCTACTGGCCGCCAGTCCATTCAGATACGATCGGACTCCGAGCTTTTACGTATACCTCGAAGACACAGCGTCGGCAAAAGCCGGCTATTGGGGCGACTCGGGCGCCTATGATGAAGAATTTGCGCGAGGCGGGTTCGTTAAACTGCTCGCTTTCCTGCGTGGCGAAACCGAAGACGACGCAATCGATTACTTATTGGAAACGTATGCACCGGCGGCTGAAGGCGGGCGTATGGCGCTGCGACTTCCGAAATTAAAGGCCGTCACGAAGCCGGAACCTTTAGCGGAATCGGTCCTCGTTGACACAACGCTGGGGCCTAACGCTTACCTGACGGGCCGGGGCATTGCGGGCGCGGTACAAGAAGAGGCCGGCGTAGCGCTTGCGGGAAATGCAGTCGCGATTCCTTGGCGGCTTCCTAACGGGCGGCTGGCTAACGTTAAGTATAGGGCAACGAAGGGGAAGGCGTTCTGGTACGTAAAAGGCGGCATGCCTATCCGGTATTTAGTTTACGGAATGGATATCGTGTATGCGCAGCGGCTTAAAAGCGCAGTGATATGCGAGGCCGAGATCGATGCTATGGCGTGGCGGTCAGCGGGAATACCGGCGATCGGAACCGGCGGCAGCACATTTAATTTACAAAAGGCGGACATAATTGCGCAGTCACCCATCGAATATTTAACGGTGGTTACAGATAACGACAAAGCTGGCGAAAAGTTACGGCGGGAGATTGAGCGTTATTTGATCGGAAAGGTGCGGCTTGCGCACGGTTATATTACGGAGGTGAAAGACGCTGATGAACTACTTATAAAGCGCGGTACAGAAGCGTTGCGAGACGTGTATGATCGTGCGGAGGTCGTGAGAGATACTTTACGTTTAGGTTCGGGAATTCCCGTACTTTAGGTCGGCGGAGGTTGTATTAACCCTCCGTGTTGCTGTCGGATACCTCAATCCATTCGTACAGATCTTCGGGCGCACAGCTGAGCATCATCGCGATATTGTAGGTTCGTTCGATGCTCGGCAGATTCCGAAGGCTGACGTAATCAGACATTTGCGTTTTTGATACTCCGACCATTGCTGCGAGTTGACTGAGACTAATTCCGCGTTTCTTGCATAGTTCGGGTATCCGACATTTGCCGACCTTAAACGTAACAAACACCTCCATTCGTAAAGGTGTCCGTAATATTTTATCTTAATTAAGTATTAATTTCCATTAGATCATTCTTTAACAATTCTAATGACTTTTTCAACCGGGACATCAAGGAATAAACAAATTTTTTCCAAAGTGCCTATGTACATTTTTAAATTCGCTTGCATGTGGTTTTCTTTAATACTGGTCTGGGTGCGTGAGCTTATGACCTGTCTGAGGTCGCTCAGGTTCATTTCTTTTTCTTCTAAGGTTTTGAACAATGGGGAAAAATCGACCATTTTAAAAATCCTCCTAAATAAATGTTTACACGTCTAAACATTTTTATTATACTTCAATTATACTTAACGAATAGATAAAAGTCATTCATTAATTCAAATAGGGGTGAAATTACATGGATTCCGTTCGGGATTTTTTGTTTAATAGTATAGAAGACAGGGATGACATTACAGACGATGATCTTGCTCGACATTTGAAAGTGGGAGGGAAACAGGTTAGAAACCTGCGGAACGGTGATCGCGAATTGACTTTTAGAAGTTTGCTTATTCTTACACAGTTAGTTGATGGCAACAAATACTCTGAACACATCTCCAATTGGTACGATTTACTAGATAGCGACGACTGTATCCGTAATTTATTTGAATATGCGGCTATTACAAGAAATATAGAACTGCTGGATAGGCATATAAAAAAATATCAAGATGAAAAGAAATCCACTGTAGAGAAATACATCAAGGTTTACACATTCATCCGTGATTACATGAAAGGAGATATTAGCTTCTATGAGATCGATGATGAGATCGGTAAACTCACAACTCTTAAAAACCCCAAACTTAAGCTTCTAATTGAAATATATGAGTGTATTTCTTTACTACAAAGACGAGAATTTTCCTACGTGCTCGCAAAGGCTTCTGAAATTGAGAAGCGTATCCGAAAGATGAGCGAGAAAACTCAATTATTCGAAAAGGAATGTTATCTGTACAGAGTTTCAGAGGTATTAGCATTTACCCATCTATTTATGAATAATTTAGATGAAGCAAGGCACTATTCACACATCTTACTAAATGCTAAAATTAACAAAAGAGTCGACTCTGACGCTCTTTATATTCTGGGAATGACTAATTTACTGCATGATGAAGAACTATGCCTCCACTACTTACAGCGCAGTTTATCCGCAGCGAAAGAAACAGGGATAGCTAGATTAGAGGGGTATGCATACTACAATTACAATTTCGCGAAAATTCTGATGTCCCGTAGCATCGATGACAACGCGCCTAGACCACTTCTTGCTGTTCAAAAGTTTCGTAATAATGAGATTAGTCAGGATAAAGCTCAAGAAGCAATTTTAGAAATGGGCGATCCTGATCTGACTACATATTTCGAATCGTGTTGCGGAAAAGAAAAAAGACACAAAAAGTTTTGCGAGTTGGTGTCCACTTCTAATCTTTTCTTCGCAGTTATTATTGTAAGGGATATGATTCAGTCCGGGGAGAACAGCGACTTTGTCAAGACCCTTACAGAAAACCTAAAAACTGTAGAAAAGGGAGATGTTGTTTTTGAAGAAGATTTTATTTGTTGCTTTAATGTGTGTAGCTTTGGTGTCAGGAGTGCTTGCGCTTAATGCTAATGAGGGCAGCAAGGAGGTAGCAATAAACGCAATAGGGGGATAATTATTTCTAAGGGCCTGTATCAAACAGGCCTCTTTTTATGTTTACATGTTTGAACATATCTGTAAATTTACAATCTTGTTCCTTTTCAAATAACTTCAAAATATATATGCTAATATATGGTCATGGAAGAAAATAATAAAAAAATCTTTTCTGAATGTGTCCATCTTGATATGTGCATTCGCAGTTAATATTGAAAGGGGAAATCACATTGCAAAATAATGAAAACTTAATAATCTTGATTGATGATTTTCGAGAAAAAGGAGATCAAAACTCGTTCAATGAGGTTTTTGAATTCTTCCGGCCGCTAGTTCGGAATCTCGCTAGAAAATATGGTCGAGGGTGTCCGATCTTGTTCGATGAAATTGTAAGCGAGTTGAACGAGAAGGTGTGGTGGATCGTTGAAAAGTTCGATAAGACTCGATCGAGAGAAGTGGTCGGCCATTTTAAGCTCCATCTTTCGCGAGCAGCAATCGATGTAACGCGAATGAAAAATGGGACTTATGCAAAGAAACGGGTACTGTTAGATGCTTCGGCGGAAGAGAATGCTGCAACATTCGAATCTGATTCCGACGATCTAATGGAGGATCACGTAATTGCGATGATTGATGGAGAAATAAAAACGGACCAAGATAAGCTGCAACTTATCCAGGCCCTAACGGAAAATTCCTGCTCACTAACGACTGCAATCGTTAAGGAGCATCTTGCAAGCGAACGACCTACATACGCTTCGATAGGCAGTAAGGTAGGCGTCCATTACAAAAAAGTAGAACGTGTAATCAAAGGTTTAGCGAAAAATTTCGACGCTTCTCACCACGGCGAACTTAACGCTTTTCTATCTGTGTAACACACGCTTTACGCAGCTAGGCCCGAAGGACTTTGCTACGTCCTCATTGTATTGCATATTGTCAACAAATTCAAGGGAACAATGATGCGAACATGTCCTCGGCCTAGTGCGATTATCCTTAAAATAACGGAGGCTAACGTACTATGCATACATCGATTTTACCCACATTTAACGAATCTCAAACGCTTTTAGCGCTAGACGAGCGCAAACTCACCGATTTTGTTTACCATGGCGCATGGCCGCACGACGAAGATCCGGCCGACTATCTACCGGCAACCCCGATTAAGGCGGTGCGCGTCGGATGAAACATTACGAGGTCACAAGACACGCCGTTGATCGTGCGGTAGAACGATTAGGGATAAGTCGCCCACAAGCCGCCGGGCATATTAGGAATTTAATGCAAACGGCTTTCTATGTAGGCGATCTCAGCAACGAACAGGGCCATCGAACAAAAGCGTTCGATCATATTAAATCAAGAACACGATTGATCGTCGATGGTATTCGAGTAGTGACCGTCTACAAGATGGCCGATCCTTTGGCGCCAGTCGAAGATAGCCCGCCCGCAAGTACACCGCTGATTACCGAGTTGCCTGACGAACTCAAGACGGTACTTAAACGAAAGTCTGACGTACTTATTGTCCGCCATAAACGAGAATTGCGAAGCTTAACGATTCAGCTAGCGGAAAAGAACCTCGAAATTGCGCAACTCGAATTAAATCGCGCAAAAGCTCGCGCGCATAAGATTATCGCAGTCATTGACGCAAAGATTGACGTTGCTCGTTCTGAATACGCGTCAATTAATGAAAAAGCTAACGCTATTAAATCCGAAATTGAATCGATTGAGAAAGGAGTTGCGGCATATGTCTGATCTTTCGTGGGTGGGACCGATTGCCACCGTCATCATCGTATTAATACTGTTCGGCATGTGGACGCAAGCGGGCGAAGACGACGCATCATAGGCGCGTCGCGTCCTCGGAGAATGTCGGGGCGGCCGTTAGGTAATCCGTGTCGCGTCGCTACTGCCAAGCGCTGGCGGCGTTTCGGGCGCAGACACCGGCATTTTGCGAGGGCGAAAAGCCTTAATAAAAACGTAGGGGGAAAACGAATGGGCTTAAGAGATACTTTGAAACAACGTGAGGCACAGCGTGAAGCAGCGCAATCAGGGGGCGAATTTCCGGAAGGTGTAACGCGATATGTTCGCATGGGTAAGCACGGAGAAGTAAACGAGGAAGGTCGTACATTCGTTATTCTCGCAGATCCGGACGATTGGTTTGCGTATTATGTTCACGAACAAAGCACTTACAACGGCCAGAGAAATATTTACCACTTCCGTAAACATACTTGTCTGCACTCGCCGAAAGCAATCCGACCAGATCACGGTGCGTTTAAAAAGCCAAACCCGAAAGTTTGTCCGTCTTGCTTAGTCGGAGCGCCGCGTAAGCTTTACGCAATGATTCCAGTTTACGATCTCGAATACAAAACGTATCGCGTAATTGATACGAAGGATTTCCATATCAACAACCTTGTAGCCGACTATGACAAAGCCGAAAAGATGGGTCGCAAATTTAATCCGGATTACTCACTCGTAGGAGAGGCGATTCATATCAAGAAGGTAGACAAAACGTTCTCTATTGAGTCGGGAGACGCGACAGAAGAACAGTTGGCTGAAGCGAAAAAGTTTATCGGAATTGATTACGGATACGAAGAGCTCGCTAACTTCCGTGAAGAAGCCGACATCATCGGATTACTACACGAGGCTGACGAAGAAGCGAAGATTGATCGCGCTAAGTTACCGCCAGTTCCGGCGACTAAAGAAGCGGCAGACTCTAACGAACCTACTTCCGAAGAATTACCGTTCTAATCACGTCAACCAATCAAACGAAAAGGAGGCGCTTATATGGCGCATAAAGCAGAAGATACCGGCAAGTATTCGGAACTGATCGCTCGTGCTGCGCTGCTGGCTAGCGGCTGGCAGGCGGTCAGTACGTCCGAAACGGAAGAGGCATTCGATATTAGCGCAAAAGATCCGTTGAGTGGCGAGTGGAAAACGTTTCAGGTGAAGACGATTTATGATCGGAAGAAGCGCGGCAGCCTCATCGTTCAGGCTCGGAAAAGTGACCGGACACCGTATAAGCTCGATGAGGTCGATTACTTTATCGGCGTGCTTATCGGACGCGATCCGGTGCCTACCGTGTGGATGTTCGAGAACCGCGAGCTTACCGAGTATTGGGGGCCGCAGTCGAAGGACGGAAAGCGGTGGGTTCGGATGGATTTGAACTTTCGGCGCGAAGACGTAGAGATAACGAAAATTAACGAATCGGAGGCGGTATAAATGGCGAAATTAAACGGCGTTAAGACACTCGATATGGTGAACGGTGAAATTACGAAGGTTGCGTATGGCGGGGCGGTTTACGAGCGCGTGGAAGGGAGAGCTAAAGAATTCGGAAGTGTCGGCGATCTGGTACTTAATGATCGAAAACGCGCCGACTTAACTGTCGGCGCGTTTTACGAAATAGTAATCGACGAGGACTACGGCTGGGAAACAGTTCGAGATGATGTCGGGGATGGGCACAGTACAGCGTTGTATGATTCGGGGAGCGTACTCTTCCGCAAAGTATCCGTCAGCACCAATCCGTCATTAGAAGAACGCGTCAGCAGCGCGGAAGGCGAAATCGAATCGTTAAAATCCGACGTGGCCGCGCTGAAGGGTGAGGCGGAATATAAGCGGATTGACAAAAGCGAAGCGCAGGATGGCGATTATATTAAGTTCGATGAGGCTCCTAAACGCTATCTAACCTCGGGCAAGTATTACGAAATTGATTATGTTGATTTGCAAGGAGATCCATGGATTACTGACGACGATGGGGACGAATTTGATACACAAGTGCTGTGCGATGACGAATTCGAAGTCTACCGCAAAGTAAGCGCCACAAGCGTAGAGGCTGAGCCGAAGCCTGAGCGCCTGAAGGTCGGTGATTATGCGAAGGTGGTTAATGCTACCGATTACCATCGCTTCACTGACGGAGATATCGTTGAAATAATCGGAGACCGTTTTGGATCGTCGTATAATGAACTTGCCCGCAGGCTTGCAGACGGAAAAAGTCAATACGTCCCGAAACGTGAGCTCGTCCGCGCCACTGACGAAGAAGTTGCCGAAGCTAAAGACGAAGCAGCACGCGCTAAATTTAAAAAAGGCGCAAAAGTGCGATTGCTTTCGGGCGGCGGGGCGTACCCTCTAAACGGGTTTGAGAATGGTAAGATTTACCATGTTTACGATAATAATTTCGACCATAAGAGAGGCAAACGCATTCGAATCGAAGGCGGAGACTGCTTAGGAGGCTTCGGATTCGCAACGCCAGATCAGCTCGAAATTTTATCCGAAGAGGAAGCCGCCGAGATCGAGCGCAAGCAAGCCGAAGAAGCGAAGTGGGCGAAGATCGGACGCAAGGTTGGCGAATATAAGAAGGGCGATGTTGTCCAACTCAGCGAGAGTGATGGAGTTCTTGGAATAATGGATTTCATCGGTACTCAATTTTATGGCGTTCAGCTACCGAACGGAGATTACGCGCGCCCCGATACAGAGGGAGTAATCCTTATCACGCCAGTCGAGGCGCGCTTTGACCGCTAAGCCGGCCGCCGTCTGCGCCGCATGTAACGCTAACCTTCCCGAAGGGCGCTCCGCAATTTACGATTCGCTCTTCGAGGTATATGCGTGCGGGCCGTCTTGCTGGTCGGAGTGGTATGCGGAGAGCGAAGCGGATTATAAACGAAGATGGACGGAGGCGGTCGATTTATGAGGGCGAAAGTAGATCGAATATTCTCGTACACATTCGGCGCTTATTTCGTAGGAATGGGCGTGCTTTCCGGAGTTAACAACGAATGGGTAGGCGTTACCTTATTCGGAATACTAGCGTTACTTTACGGAATTATGAACTATCGGGCGGAATAACCCGCAATTACTTCGCGAGGAAGGAGGACGACGGATGGAAGGCTTACGGTTAAATATGAACGCACTGAAGCCGGCGGCGCCGAAATCAGACGCAGTAGAGGCGACGGCCAAGCGGAAATCAGAAGCGAAGAAAACGGAAACGCTCGACGAGGCTTTCGAGCGCATCGCTAGGACGTGCAAGTTTAACGACAAAGAAAGACGCGAGTTTGATGCGGCATGGCGAGCGCATAAGGCCGGAGATTTAGTCCGTACGAAAAAGAACAAGCTGACGAAAACAGAAGCGTGTGCACTCGGTAAACAGCAGCTCGCGAAAGAGAACGAGGTTTTGCGACAGAAGCGAATGGAAGAAACAGTTCGCACAAAGCCGGACAATTACTACGTTATTACGAAGGACGAAGATCTGGCGCCAATGATCGAACGGTTGCGTCAAGAAGTAAAAGCGCAGCAACTCGACCCATGGTTCCGTAAAGTATTCGATCTCTTTAACAATACGCACATCAGACGAAAGCTAGCGGAACGAGGCATTGAAATCCCACTCGCGATGTCATTTACCGAATGGGATACGGAGACATCCGGAACTGATACGTTCATTGATATGTCGGGCGGCTATTCGTTCTGGCTGCCGTGTTTGAACGAAGGATATTACGTCGCATACGGACACTTAACTGACGATGAGCAATGTACGCGATCAGTTGCGCTAGAAGTTTGCCGGGCTTTCATTGAGGACGCGCGACACATCAAAGCGTTCCATAATACGCCCTTCGACTACGCGATGTTTCTGAACGATGGTCTTGAGCCGAAAGGTTTCCGATATGACTCGTTAGATGCTGCGCGATTAATGAACGAGCATGAGCAATCGATGAGTCTGAAAGAGCTCGTCACGAAGTACAAACAATACATCGGCGCAGATCATCTGGACGATTTCACATTCGAGGATCTTTTCGGAAAGGGTTCTCCGATGGTCTACTCGCCTGAAGTAGTCGGTATATACGCGATCAAGGATACCGAAAAAGGATGGCTTCTAACGCGTTGGCAAATCGATATGATGCTGCAGGTTGACGACCTCTATTATCCGTATTTCGAAATCCGTCAGTATCTCTACGAAGTAAACACGACCATTGAACGTACTGGCTTCGTGATCGATGACGAAGAACTTATGCGATTGAAGGCCGAATACGAACCGCAATTACAACAAGCGATCGATGATATACACGAAGCATATCAGATCGATGACGATTTCCTTTATAAAATGTCGATGCACCTTAAGGGCGATAAGATTCGGGCTTGGCAGGAGAACCGCAAGAAACAAATCGCTAAACAAGCGGAGATGCTTGCGAAATGTGAAGCGGAGTTTAAAAAGGCGAATCCAACAACGAAAAAATACGCGCAGCTTAAAGATCGTATCCGTAAATACAAAACGCAACCACTGGCGCCAGCTATTCCGCAGAACGCGCCGGATTATATTCATGAATTCAACCTCGATTCAGATCAGCACGTTCAGTATCTAATATACGATGTGCTTGGAATCGAAGACAAGACGAAGATCATCGATAAGAAGAAAGAGCGCGCGGTTAGTAAGGACGTACTTGCGCTCTACTTTAAAGAGGAGCCGCGTCTTAAACCGATGGCAACATTCTCTGAACTAACGACGCTGCTAGGGACGTTCATTAACCGTATTCCTTATGTTAAGGATGCGGATGGGCGCCTTCATACACAGCTACAGACCGTATCAACTGGTCGTTATAGTTCGAAAAGCTACACGGGAAAAGATAACGAACTCTATCGCGAAAATATTTCCGATGAAGGTTTTCTCGAACATATGAAACGCTTAGTCGATGCGCCAAAGAAAACGGAGAAGGGGCGTAATATCCAAAACATTCCGTCGCGTACTGAACGAGGTCAACGCGTGAGGATGGCGTTTAGGCCGCCGGGAGGATATACGTTCATCGGATCGGATTTATCATCGATTGAGCCAAGGATTCAGGCGCACCGGATGGCGACGGAGTTCGGAGACGAGATATTCGCGGATATGTACCGGCGTGGTCTTGATCCATACGTTGAGTTTGCCGCAATTCTTTTCAATGTTCCGCAAGAGATATGTACGGAGGCTTATTATAAATCCGTAAAAGGGACTCCTGACGCAGTTCCAGCTTACCGAAAAGCGATGAAGCAGATGTTCCTCGCGATTGGTTACGGTCAGGCGTTCGATATGTTCTACAAGGGCGTTATCCCTTTCGGAATTAGTGAAGAACAAGCGAAAGTCGCCTACGGAAAGTTTGACGAAATCTTACCGGGCTTCAAAGGGATGGTCGAGGCTACGTTCGCACATTTACGCAAGCATGGCTGGACCGCGACGATCTTCAAACAGAAACGTCGTTTTCCGGGATACGTCGAGAAATACAAACGGCTTTGCCAACTTATGCGTAAATGTGGCATCACCGACAAAAACGATCCGGAGCTCGGTAAGAAGACGAATAAACTACGGTGGGAAGAACGGTCTGAATTCTGGGATCTGATGCGATTTACTGGCGGCTGTGAACGCGCTGCCTTTAACCATACGATTCAAGGATCGGGCGCAAATATTCTTCAAATGTGTATGATTCGCGTTTATTACGAATGTGTTTTAGGTCGCGAATGGGAATTCCCTCTGACGCTGCATGACGAATTAAAATGCGCCATTCCTAACGAACAATTGACGCGAGAAGCAACGGATTTATTTGACGACATTATGACGAATACGTTCGAGCTAGTTCTTCCATTAGATTGCGATACGGTAATCGAGCCGTGTTGGATGGAAGAGTATGGGCCGGACGAATGGTTTAAAAATAAGGAGGCGGTTTAATTGGTTAAATTTACGATTGAGCAACTGGAAGACATGGCGTTTGAGGGTGGAATTGATATCGGAGATGTGACCTATATAGTCGTAGAGGAAAGTGAATGGGAGCACGAACATAAGCACCAACGTAAAACTGTTATTTTCACCGATGGAAAGAAGCATTATCGCGGAGAAATTGGCAGGTCCGGCTCTGAATGGTCTGACTGGACGTATGATAGCGAAATTTACGGAGCCGACGATCCGGCCGAAATTACCGAAGTGGAGAAACGTGAAGTCACAGTAACGAAGTGGGTGGCAGTTTGACGAACGCAAACGCACGATCAGCCGCAAACTCACTACGCGCCCAATTAGCGCCGGCACCCGAACCGACCGGCTATGCACAGCAGATTGCGGATGAACTCATCGAATATCTAAACGAATGGCACTCGCTGCCGGAACCGTGGGATAACGCGCTGGACGCGCAGATCCACCGATGGTACGCAGATGCTCCGAAAGTATTTCCGAAGAAACCGTATTTCTCGCCGTCCTCTGCGAATGCCTGCCCGCGTGAACTTTATCATAAGGCGCTTGGCGATCCGCGAGACATAACGCGAAAGCCTCCGTATCAGGGGCGATGGACCCGCATCGGAACGGCAATCGGCGATATGATCCAGCGCGACCTGCTCTTCATGGAAAAACATTTCGAAAAGAAAGTCGGCCGTCCCTGTCCGTTCAGTTTCGAACGCAATCCGGACGGTACGCCGATGTTCGAGGACTTCGCCAAGCGGAACCATAAGATCGAGCGCGGCGGCAAGACGTTTCACCTCTTCGGAACGTGCGACGGCATCATGCGTTATGTAACCGAAGATGGCGAAGTATTGCGCGTGGGCCTCGAGATCAAATCGAAGCAAACGAGCGCAGCCCGTACGTCTTTCTATTCGATGAAGAAGCCGGACGAAAAACACGTTAAACAGTGTGTCGCTTATGCGGAAATGTATGGCGTTGACTTATACGTAATCCTCTACGTAAACGCGTCTAAGAAGGCGTGGGAGTACGAAGAAGGAGACTTCGAAAAGTCGCCGGACATCCGGGCGTTCGGCCTCGAAATCGGACGCGACGACGTCGAAGTGCTGCTCGATAGATTCGTAGAAATCCAGAATTCGATTGATGACGGCAAGCCGATGGCAGTCGACCTTAACGGCTGGACATTCAACGGATACAAAACGGCTATTGCGCAATCGCTTACGGCAGCCGAGCTGGAAGCCATTCGCGATAAAGTTTCGCGAGTCAAACGGTCGAACGTCTTTGATTCTACGAAAAGGCAGTACGCCGGGGCGCTTGAGTTTATCGAAAAAGTACGCAAAGGGGAGGCGGTTTGATATGAAAATTCCTTATATTATGTTTATGAAGCACGCGGAAAAGATAACGAAAAACGCTCCTTCGGGGCGTCCAGTACTTAAAGGAGTTCATCACACGGAAGATGGAAACCTGGTAGTTACTGACTCGCATCGTTTGTACCTAGCTAAAAATGCTACTCATGGGAATGAGCCTACAGTGCTAGATCCCAAAACAGGAGATCAGATTGACGGAAATTATCCTCCTGTTGACCGACTAATTCCCAGTGTTAGCAATACCATTGCCGAAATTTTATTCGATACAAAAGATCTACTATCCGGGGTGAGTGCACTATTAAAATGTAATCAAGTAGCTTCAGGAGAAAAAGCGTTTGTTAAATTAAACGCAAATTCAGGTAGCCTCCCTACAATAACGATAAAAAACTCTCTTATGTTTTCGCAGTTTACAGGTGGGCAGTTTAATGGAGACGAAGACGTCAAGTTGATTATCGATACTCAGTATTTCGTTGACGCTCTTAGCCTTTTTAAAGCGTGTAAAACCGATAAAATAATCCTCCGTTACTACGGATCTTTTCGACCTTTTACTATTTCTCCCGAAGACAGCCAAGACTTATTAGCGCTCATTTTACCCATCAGAATTGAAGGTTCTGACGAATGACTAGCGCCAAGCCTACCCGCATTCTCGCGTTAGATATATCGACTAACCCCGGCTTTGCAGTCCTCGAAGTCAAACATCTGAAGTCAGGGCCGCGCGTGAATCTCGTACACGTAACGTCTGTCAGCACGACGAGCCAGTCTCCGGACAGCTACCGGTATTCCTATATCGAGGCCGCAGCGACGATGGTTCTGCACGAATACGGACCGTTCGACGTTGTTGTCCGGGAGCATTATACGAAAGGGCGCAATAAACGATCGACACAGACGGTGTTTGGCGCATGGGCGGTCATCGACTTAGCGCTCGGCAAATACGGCTATAAGGCGGATGTGGAAATCACGCCGACAACGGTTAAAAAGGACGTAACCGGAAAAGGCAGCGCATCAAAAGACGAAGTAGAGGCGAGAGTACGGCGGATGCTTTCGCTCCCGGTCGACTTTACATTTCGGACAGATGACGAATCGGATGCGGTTGCGATCGGGCTTTCGTATCTTGTTCGCGAGAAGATTATAAAACCGGGTTAAATTGAGGATTAGAAGTAGCTCACTGTGTGGGATAACAAATTAGGAGGAAACAATCATATGAAAAAGAAACTTGTAATGGTATTTGCTGGTCTAGTAGCGATTATTTCACTAGCAGGCTGTACTACGGAAGCAGATACCATATCAGAAAATCTGTCAAAGTCTGCTGACTCATTCGAAGTACAGAGGAGAGTCGTATTCTTTAACGGGATTACTGACAAGTATCTGTTGACTATTGAAGGGTTATGTGCACTTGACACGAGCAGCGCAAAGAAAATAACCGTCACCTGTAAGGTCGGAAAGGATCAGTACAAAAAGCATTACCTCGGGCTGAGTGACAACGTAAGTTACTTCGTAGAGCAAACGGACGCCAAGTATGAGGACGCTTACCATTACAAAGTGCTGTTCCGCCCGGAGGAGATCATCCCAGACATTAAACTACAAACAAGTAAAGGGAAGTAACATACCGGAAGATACGATTACGACCGAATATAAAATCGACTTGGAGTGATGCGAATGTTTAAGCGGAGATTATACGAAACGATTTCGTGGATATGTTCAGGTGTGGCGTATCTTGTGCCCGTTAGCCTAATAATTTGGTCTGCGGGGTTTCCGGTAGTAAGGACGTTGGCTATAGTAGTTGCCGTTTTCGGCCTGCTCCTCGTCGGACTTTACGGAATCGTCCGTTTTATCTTATGGCTGATCGTTGAACCATATTGCGCACATAAACGCGAGAAGGCGAGGGCGGCTGAATGATTTACGGAGCGACTGACGAAGGTTTGCGGAACATGAGACGCTGGCTTAACGAAAAACTGATCGAAAGTGATACCGCCATCAGCTTTCACGACCGGAAACTGATAGAAGAGCGAATCGAACGTGAACGGACACAGGCGCGTCTGGACGAAGTTGAGGCGGAGATTGAGAGACGGAAGGGGTAGATCGGATGCTAATCGCTTATTATTCGCTGACTGGAAACGTCCGCCGATTCGTCGCAAAGACCGGCCTAGCCGCCGTCGAAATTAAGTCGGGACTAATGCTCGCCGAGCCGTTCGTATGCGTGACCGGTACGTACGGCTTCGGTCAGGTCGCCGGCACAGTTTCGGATTTCCTTGCGAATAACAGCGACTATCTTGCGGGCGTGGCTGCTTCAGGTAACAGGGCGTGGGGCGATAATTTCGCAAAGGCGGCCGATGTGATTGCGGCGCTATACGGCGTGCCGGTGGTCGGGCGCTTTGAACTGGCGGGCACGGACGCAGATGTACGACAATTTATCGAAAGGGTGAATGCGCTTGACGAATAAACACGCAAGCTATATCGAATTGAATAACGAAATCATGATACAGAAGGACGGCCGGTTCCAATTCGAAAAGGATATCGAAGCCGTCCGCGCTTATTTTATCGACTACGTAAATCAAAACACCGTATTTTTCCACGACTTGGGCGAGAAGCTCGATTATCTGCGCGAGAACGATTACTACGAAACCGAATTCCTCGACGCCTATACGTTCGATGAAATTAAAGCGGTTTATCAGGCGGCCTATGCGCACAAATTCCGTTTCCCATCGTTCATGAGCGCGTTCAAATTCTACAACGACTATGCGCTGAAGACGAACGACGGTAAAAAGATTCTTGAACGCTACGAGGACCGTGTTTCTATTGTCGCGCTATTCTTCGCGAAAGGAGACGCAACCAAGGCGATAGAGTACGTAAATCTTATGATGCGTCAAGAATATCAACCGTCAACGCCGACGTTCTTGAATGCGGGCCGGAAGCGTCGCGGCGAATTAGTATCGTGTTTCCTGCTCGAAGTGGGTGACTCGTTAAATGACATCGAAAGGGCCGTCGGGATCTCCATGCAACTATCGAAAGTAGGCGGAGGCGTTTCGTTGAATTTAACGAAGATACGCGCGAAAGGTGAAGCGATTAAGGGCATCGAGAATGTAACGAAAGGCGTCGTCGGAGTGATGAAGCTCCTCGATAACGCGTTCCGATATGCAGATCAGCAAGGCGCGAGAAGCGGGGCAGGCGCAGCGTATCTAAACGTATTCCATGCGGACATCCACGATTTCCTTGATACGAAGAAAATCTCGGCAGATGAAGACGTCCGGGTCAAAACGTTATCCATCGGCGTTGTCATCCCGGATAAATTCATCGAACTGGCGCGAGAGAATCGTCCGGCATACGTGTTCTATCCGCACACCGTTTACAAAGCGTATGGCCAACACTTAGACGAAATGGACATCGGAGAGATGTACGATCAGCTCGTAGACAATCCGGCCGTCCGTAAAGATAAAATCGACGCGCGTAAGCTCCTCGAAAAGCTCGCCGTGCTGCGTTCCGAATCGGGCTATCCGTACATCATGTTCGAGGGCAACGTAAACGCAGAGCACGCGAACGGTCACGTATCGAAGGTTAAGTTTTCGAATTTATGCTCGGAGGTTCTTCAGGCGTCGCAAGTATCGGAATACACCGACTATGGCGAGGAAGACGAAATCGGCCTCGATATTTCGTGTAATCTCGGATCGCTCAACGTTGCGAACGTTATGGCAAACGGAGACTTCGAAACGATCGTCAAGCTTTCCGTCGATGCACTCACGCACGTATCCGAAACATCGAACATCAAGAATGCGCCGGCAGTCGCAAGAGCTAACCGGGAGATGCGTTCGATCGGACTCGGCGCGATGAACTTGCACGGCTATTTAGCGCAGAATGGTATCGCTTATGAATCGGAGGAAGCGCGCGATTTCGCTAACGTATTCTTCGCGCTCGTTAATTACTGGTCGCTTGTACGTTCGAATGCATTGGCGCAGCAGACCGGTAGCACGTACGAGGGATTCGAGGGGTCGACGTATGCTAACGGTGAGTATTTCCGCAAATATGCGTATGTTGACGAACAGAGCGGAGAGTACATCGACTGTTTTCCAAAGACGGAGAAAGTAAAGGCGTTGTTTAAAGACGTTTGGATTCCGGACGGACTCGCCTGGCACCGCCTCGAATTGGACGTTTGCGAGTACGGGCTTTACCATTCGTACAGACTTGCGATCGCGCCAACGGGCTCAATTTCGTATGTGCAGTCGGCCACTGCGTCGGTCATGCCGATTATGGAGCGTATTGAGGAGCGTACGTACGGCAATTCGAAGACGTATTACCCGATGCCGGGATTATCGCCGCAGAATTGGTTTTTCTACAAGGAAGCGTACGACATGGATATGTTTAAAGTCGTCGATATGATCGCAACGATTCAGCAGCACGTCGATCAAGGCATCTCATTTACGCTGTTCTTGAAAGATACGATGACGACGCGGGATTTGAATCGGATTGACTTATACGCGCATCACAAAGGGATTAAAACGCTATATTATGCGCGGACGAAGGACACAACGCAGGAGGGCTGCTTATCATGTGCGGTCTAATAGGAGCGTTTTCGTTTTGGCTCAAAATTAATAGGATCACCAGGCCTTCTTCTGCTTCTAATTGCATGGATTTTTCCTGCTAGAATCCTAATAATCAGAGCAGTCCAACTGACGAAAATTTTCTCAACTATTAGAGTAACAACCACCCCATTCCAATCTAGTGTTCCAGTAGCATTCCATAAAGACTGTAGAAAATCAATCACTGTCATTCATCCTTTCGGTCTGTTTGACAGTAATATAGGACTTCGTCCCAAAATTTTTAAAAATCTGATTATATTTCAGAAATTTCTTTGGAAAAGACTTTCCGAAATTAAATCTGAACAGGGAGGATACGGTTAAGTGACAAAAATTTATGACGCAGCAAACTGGTCGCGCCACGAAGACGAATTCACGCAAATGTTCTACGCGCAGAACGTTAAGCAGTTCTGGCTTCCGGAGGAGATTTCGCTAAATGGCGATCTCCTTTCGTGGAAGGCGCTAAGTCCGGCCGAGCAGACGACCTACATGCGGGGTCTTGCCGGCCTGACGCTTCTGGACACGGAGCAAGGAAACACCGGAATGCCGATCATTGCGCAGCATATTGACGGCCACCAACGTAAAGCCGTTCTTAATTTCATGGCGATGATGGAGAACGCCGTCCATGCGAAGTCCTATTCGAACATATTCATGACGCTGGCGCCGACGGAGACGATTAACGAAGTATTCGAATGGGTCAAGACCAATCCGTATTTGCAGCGGAAGGCAGCGCTAATAACCGGCCTATATCGCGACATAAAAGAAGGCGCTGCCCTTTCGCTATATAAGGCGCTTGTGGCTTCGGTTTACCTCGAAAGCTTCCTGTTTTATTCCGGCTTTTATTATCCGTTATACTTCGCCGGCCAAGGAAAGCTAACGAGTAGCGGCGAGATAATTAACCTTATCATTCGCGATGAAGCGATCCACGGCGTTTACGTCGGCTTATTGGCGCAGGAGATCTACGGAAAGCAAGATCCGGACGTTCAACTAGAGATGCGCGACTTTGCCGTTGAACTGCTGACGGATCTGTACGATAATGAGGTCGCATATACCGAGGATCTATACGATGCGGTCGGCTTAACGCACGACGTTAAACGCTTCCTTCGGTACAACGCGAATAAGGCGCTACAAAACCTCGGCTTCGATCCGTATTTTGAGGAGGAAAGACCGAATCCGATCGTCATGAACGGCCTAAATACGAAGACGAAATCGCACGACTTCTTCTCGCAAAAAGGCAACGGCTATAAGAAGGCGACGGTCGAGGCGATCAAAGATTCGGATTTTTATTTCGGCGAATAGGCGTCCAATTTCCGGAGTGGATTCGCAGTTATTTATGAAGACGTTGTGCCAAGGCGGAAGTTAATGCGCAGTTAAATATGAGGGCATTCCGAAGGGGGAGACGAAATGAACGTAAAGATTAAACGATTATCACCGGACGCACAGATTCCGGCTTATGCGCACGCAACGGACGCCGGCTTCGATTTAGTGGCGGCAGAGGACGTTATTATCGAGCCGGGCGAGACGGCGTGTGTGCCGACGGGCTTGGCGTTCGAGATTCCGGAGGGATACGAAATGCAGATCCGACCGCGCTCGGGCATTACGCTGAATACTAGACTGCGTGTGCAACTCGGAACAGTTGATTCGGGCTATCGAGGAGAGGTCGGAGTAATCGTCGACAATGTTAATCGTTATACAGATATTGAAAAGGACTTTCTTTTCGATATCAGAGATAAAATTGTCAGTGCTCTCGAATACCTCGGAGCTTGGGATCATTTTGCGAAAGGTTCCTACATCATCCGAAAAGGCGATCGTATCGCACAAGCCGTAATCAAGCCGGTCGAGCAGGTGGTATTTACGGAAGTTATTACGCTCGGCGATAGCGATCGAGGCGCGGGTGGCTTCGGGAGTAGTGGGGTTGCTACGAAGGAGGAAGAAACGCATTTAAAATCTAGCGGACTAACATTTGATTTGCCGAAGGAAGACGCTTAGATGACGCAAATATATGCGTGCTTTCTGAACGGTAAGTTGTACGGATGCGGCGACATCGAGTATATGAACGACCTATTCCGCGATTACGTTGTTTATTGCGAGATGTATGGGAGAGACGACTGTACATTCCGGATAACTACGAAAGAGAAAGCTCGCAGATTATTGATTAACGAAACTATTAACGAAAACGGCGAAGCATTAAAACGATTGGAGGATGGTGCAATATGAACAAAAAATACTTATGGAAATTCGGATGGGGCTTCGGTTACGGAGAAGTAGGAGGGCTTTTTGTTGCGAGCGAAGAGGAAGTTGCTGAATTAATTGGAAAAGAAGTCTACTTCGGAGCGGTACTAGGTAAGCACAGCGAAGTTTACGGCGAAATCGAAGAAGGTGATATCAAAAAAGTCGATCTTGATCCGGAAACAGTCGCAAAAGTATCCGCAGTTTTAGGCGATACATGGTCCGGATATAACCCGTTACATTACGTAGTGGGGGACGAATAAATGGCGGAAACCAAAATGAACGTACAGCTTATCGCACATACGCAAGTCTCTCGTAGCTTCTTGGATACGTTTGTTCCGTGCGGTGATGAAACGGACGGCCAAGCGGTCGCCCTCACCGCGATCAGAACGTGCTATAGCGCCAACAAACCGACCGAAATCGTCGCAAAGGAAGGCGCCAAGTATTTCGGCTCCAAAGCGTCAGACGGCGGCGCAGGGACGGACGCCGACCGGCTATTCCGGCACATCTTCGCATCCAAACACACGTCGACGTTGGAGCACATATCGTTCACCTTTGCGATCGAAGGCGTCAGCCGGGCGTTGTTGGCGCAGCTTACACGCCATCGCGTCGGCTTTAGCTTCAGCGTCCAGTCACAACGTTATGTGCGGATGGGGAGCGATGATAAGATCGGTGGGTTCGATTATGTGGTTCCCGATAAAGTTACGAGTGATAAAAAGGCGGACATGTACGATTTTGAGTACGGTATGCCCGTAGAGGACCTTCCGGCTACGGATATATTCGCGGAGGCTATGGAACTATCGCAACTATTCTACGATAAATTGCGAGAGGCCGGAGTGCCCGCAGAAGATGCGAGGGCCTTCCTACCGAACGCAGCCGCAACGAATCTCGTAATGACTGCGAATCTGACTGCGTTACTATCGTTTTATTCTAAGCGTAAAAAGGGACGCGGCGCGCAGGCGGAAATCACCGAATTAGCCGAAGCGCTGAGACGCGAAGTGGTCGCCGTGGAACCATGGACGGACCAGTTTTTCGAGGAGGTGTAAGCATCGGTATATTAACGAATCTAGCGGTGTCAACGCACTTACTTACGAATCCAACCGCCAAGCCGCCGGCGCCACCACCGCCTGACCCGCCTCGCATCACCGAAGAGGAATCCGCGCTCCAAAAGGCGGAAGCCCTTATCGAAGGCAAGGACGCTGAACTGGCGGCCAAGGATACGAAGATAAAAGCGCTCGAATCCGAACTTGCTTCCGTAAAAGACGAAGTTAAGGCGCGGGCTAACGAAAAGCACGAGAAGCCTCCGCATAAGCACGAAGAGCCTTCCGGATGGCAAACGTTCGAAGCGTCGGCCTATACAGCTTATTGCGCAGAAGGATGTACCGGAACCACAGCGACCGGCCTCGACGTCAGCCATACGATCTATCACGCAGGCAAACGTATTATCGCGGTCGATCCGTCAGTGATTGCGTTAGGATCGACGGTTGAAGTGCGGCAGGCAGACGGTAAGACGTTCGAAGCAGTGGCGCAGGATACGGGCGGCGCAATTAAGGGCGCCAAGATTGACGTATTAGTTGCGAATGAAGCCGACGCGGTTCAGTTCGGGCGGCAGTCGGTGAAGGTTCGCGTAATAAATTAACGGGAGGGCGATCGGATGGAATTAAAGATAAGTCAGGCGGAGGTACAGAACGCGATAACCGATTATATTCGTAAGAGAGGACTAAACATGGATGTGAAACGGATTGAATACGTCGGTCCGTACGGAGACTCTCTAAGCCATCTCGATTATGTGGTAGTAGAATTCGAAAACGGGGAGGCGGAATAAATGACGGAAACTAACGCAAAGATCCACGTACTGGCTGACGAAACACTTGGCGGCATCAAGCGGGAATACGTAGAGGCTGATCGTAAGGCGGAGGTCGGCGAGAAGATCGTCATTGTAGATAAATATGGTATCGAAGACGAATACGAAAACGGTGCTATTTTTACGGTAGATCGCGATTTCCATCCGAGACTTGAGCATGTAGAAAGTAACGAAGCTAGAAGCGTTAACAATCTCACCGGATTCATCCTTCGCGAAGAATACCGCGTAGTCGAACCGACCGACATCGTTCACATTGACGGCGAGCGCTACGAATTAACCGATCGCAAGGCGGAAGTAGGCGAGAAGGTTGTATATGTTAATAAAGACTGCGGTGAATCTGACGGAGTAGTAACCGAAGTTACCGATGTAGGATCTAGTACGATTGATGTCGTTGAGTACGAAGGACCAGATGGAGAACATGTTTGCGGAATCTCCCACGGATATTATCGCGTACTCGTCCCGGTCAAAGCCGAAGCCGACGAACCACAGCCAGCCGATCCAATCGACGTTATCGCCAGTTTAGCGCAAGAGGTTGCGGAACTGAAGCGTAAGGTGAGCGAGCTAGAAACGGTTGTGGAACGTCATGAGCGCATAAATGGTCGTCATAATTGCGAAATCGACACGCTCCACAAAGACAATCGGACGCTCGGCGAAGAGTTGGCGCGGTTGGCCTTAGAAGTCGGAAAGGAAACGGAATCAAGCGCGAAGGCAATGGCGGAAGCATTTGTGGCGCTAAGGAGGGCCGGCCTATGAAGCTCGCCCTAACAGCGCCATTACGCGCAGGCAAGTCGCAGGCCGCCGGCTATCTGTCGACGTATTACGATTTCCAAACGTTCGCCTTCAGCGACGAATTAAAAGCGGCTTTCCATCGCGCTTTCCCTTCCGTACCAGAAAAGCCGAAGCCACGCACGTATTATCAAGAATTCGGTCAGGCGGTGCGGAAGATACTCGGCGAAAACGTATGGATAGACGCATGTATGGCGAAGGTCAACGCATATCAGGCGCTCTTTGCTCGCGAATGTGATTGCGGCTTATCTCCGTCACTAAAGAATCGCGTACTGGTCGAAGACGTTCGGCAACAGAACGAATATGATCGGCTGCGCTCCGAAGGTTTTACAATCGTACGCATCACGGCGCCGGAGGAGCTACGTATCGAACGCGCACGAAAGGCCGGCGACGACTTCGATTTGGCAGCGCTCGATCATCCGACTGAAAAAGCGCTGCAAACTTTCGCTGTTGATTACGAAATCGTGAACGATGGAACGTACGAGCAGCTTTACGCGAAATTGGATGCGCTGGCTGCCGAGTTACTTGGCCGAGCTTAAGTCGAAAGCATAAACGCCGGAAGGGTACGCCATATACGGCTGCTTCGCGGCTTCTCCTTCGCCAATCATCTGAAAACGTAGCGGAAGGTCCTCGTCTTTAAAGCCGGCCGCCTTAATTACTTTGCTTGCGGCTTTATTATACGAGCGCTTATCGAATTTGAACGGAGTCGCATCAGCCTTTACGCTTTCGGGCTTTGCGCAAACGAGCCGATTCGCTTCATCATCGTAGCCGATCGTCAGGTAAAACGGTGCTTTATCGGGCAGACCGATGATCTTACGTGCGCCGGACGAAACGTATATTCTTCGCTGTTTATCAAGCGTTATGTAAGCGTCATTACTTTGCGCTGAAATCCAGTTAATAACCACGCAATTCACCTCGATTATACATTATACGGAAATTATATTCGCTTTTGGGACGAAAGTCAAACGAAAGGGGACGATTGTTATAGGGAAAGCCGATCGCAAACGATGGGAAGGCAACGTTAAATCCATGGAAATCATCGCGAAGGATCGCGACCAAATAACCGAAGAAGATATCGAATTCTTACGGCAAAATTATACGTCGGCAGGCGGGTTACTACCGAATGCCTTTAGCGGTGGGGCCTTTTTCACGCCTACTCACATTGCAAAGTTCGTATGGGATGTATTAAAGCCGCAGATGCCTGAGACTCCAAAGGTTCTGGAGCCTTCCGTTGGTGCCGGCGTCTTTCTCGAACATGCTCCGACCGACGCAGAAATAACAGCGTTAGAACTCGATAAAACAAGTGCAAAAGTAACATCGCTGTTATATCCAGACGCTGAGATTATCGAAGGGAACGCGCTAGTACACGGCCGCCGAGATTATTACGATCTAGTAATCGGCAACCCGCCATACGGAGTGAACGTTAAGTTCGAGCAACAAGAAGACGAGGAATGGCGGTCAATTACTAAAAAGAAGGGAGAATACGGAGGCAAGTCGGAGGTCGCTTTTATCGAACTCGCAATCAAAGCAGTTAAGCCCGGCGGTTACATTGCGTTAGTGCTTCCGTTAGGCATATCCTTCGCTAACTATGCATCCAAGCTTCGAAAGCTCATGCACGAAACGTGCTGGCAGGTCGCGACTATTTTACTTCCGGGAGAAACGTTCCAACACGTAGGTACTACGATTTCTACGCAGATATTAATACTGCGGAAAGCACCGCCTAGAACGGAGTTAATACCGCCGGCAACTACGAAGTGGCGCTCTAATTTTAAACGAGGCGGAGACACCGACATTACGGAATATAACGCAAAATTTCTCGAAGGTCAGCCGCCTGCTTATTTCGCACAAGTAACAGATATTGGATGGGATGCGAAAGGAAAGTCAACAGATGCGTCGGGTGATGGTCTGACGCAACTTGACGAACTTGTTGACGATTTTACTGACGATAACCTTATGCGCGAAAATCTATACCCGCATTTACCGAGCTGGCACGGAATCGATAAAGGAAACGAGGCATTCTTCTTCTCGCATGGCAACGGGCAGTGTGACGGCTTAAGAGACGCAGAAGCCACTTTTCCGGAAGGTCCTTATCGCTGGAATGAGCTAACGTTAGGCGCTGGTGACGAGATCGAATGGAATAGACGTATGGTGAGCTCGCTTGATTTCGATTGGCAGGAAGAAATCGTTCGCAATTATTTCGATAGATAGCGCGATTACTAGAGCGCGGAGGAGGTTTTACGTATGGGAACGGTCAAAGTCGATCTACACCGAAAGGATCGCGAATTCCACGCAGCCTATGCGCTAGATAACGCGGAGGGTGTTAAGTTGCTGCTCGCCGATTACCAGAAGTTCGTCAGCCGGAAGCGATGCGGCGACTATGCGGCCGTGGAAGTGCTCATCGACATTCACAAGGCGATTGAGCTCGCCGGCTTAACGGATCGGCAACGGCAGGCGATCGAGCTCGTTTACTTCGGAGAATTAACGCAAGCTGAGGCAGGCGAACGGATGGGGATTGCGAAAGATGCAGTAAGCCACTTACTTAATCGCGCATCCGAAAGCCTTGCGGACATTTATTACTATTGGGACGGTCACGGCGAAGGATATACGACAAGGGGGACGGATTGATGGATAAAACGATTTTGGACGAAACGATTACGGAAATGTACGCACGAACTAAGGCCGGTAAGATGTCTCGGCAGGAGCGAATTGAGGCAATAACGGCCCTGTCAGACGCTTATTACGACTCTACTGGAGAGCATCCGGAGCCATCAGCGCTTGAGCGAATGGCCAATATCGTACTCTACGAGGAACTTTCCGACTCTCATCCGGACAAGGTGACACGCGAAGAGTATCCGATCATGAGCGAAACCCAGTTCGAAGAGCGATATAAACGAGAGGCTTCGGATAAATTGGCGGAGGAATACGACCAAACCGGATCTTATAAAGGCCGGCCGATCCGCAGGCCCCGTTCTTCCTATGAAAATAAATTACTGGACAGACGCGCCAAGGCACGGAATGCAGAGCGCAGAGAACGATATTCGGCGTTCGTTAACGGAAGGTCAGACGGTCAGTTCACCGTAAATATCGCAACCGGCGAAAAAGTTTATCACTAATACCCATAATTTACCGCGTTAGTTGTCTATACGTTATGAGGGCGCCCATTCAGCGCTCTTTTATTTTGCGAAAAAGGGGACGATACAATGAAGAGATTACGAGTTATCAATACGGAGACGGGCGAAGATTGGTCGGAAATGTACACACTGCGGCACCGAAACCAAGACGCCGCCTTTCGTCAGCAACAAGAAAAAACGGCCGATCGGCGCGATTTCTCAAACGCCAATATGTCTAATATTCACGAAGTATATGACGCTCTTACAACGGCACAGTGCGGCTATCTGATGCTGCTTCAGTGCTACGTCGATTATAACGGGGTCCTTATAAAATCCAGCCGCAATAAAATGCCGATGACCACTGCGGACATGATGGACGTTTTGCAGCTCGGTAAAAAACGGATGACCTTTTACGACTTCCTTTCCGCATGTACCGAGCACGACATTATCCGAGAAGAAGGCGGCCGCTACAGCGTAAATGAGCGCTATCACTTCAAAGGTAATTTCGGTAGCCAGTACGTCGTCAAGCTTTACAGCGCGAAGATTAAACGTGTGTACAGCGAAGTGAAGGCGACTGACATCGGACTGATCTATCGAATGCTGCCGTTTATTCACTTCGAAACAAACGCTTTATGCGAAAACCCTTTCGAAAAGAATCCGAAGCGCATCCGTTGGTTCAATAAGAAGGAGCTTGCGGCGGCGATCGGTGTTACTTCGGATACACTTGGCCGGCGCCTGAAGCAAATGAAATTCGACGGTGAGTACGTTGTCGCGCGCATTAAAGTCGGCAGCGAGCCGGAGCGCTATACGTTTAATCCTAACGTATTCTATCGACAATCCAAGACGCCGGACAAAACGCTAATTGCGCTGTTCAACGTCAAAAAGGTATAATTTTACTATATCGGAGGTGAGACGAATGGGCGAAATAAGACCGGGAGCTAGTCCGTTAGAAAGCGCGAGTAGAGGCGCGAGCCCGTCACGCGGAGCATAAAACGAAAAAGGACGCCTTATACGGGCGTCTTTATTTTTGCGTTTATATCCACGAATCAAACGAAGGTATACGCAGTAGTCCTTTGCGCGTCTTAAATCGATGCTTAACGCGACACTTCAGCGGCTCTATATTCACGTATTTATCCGTTTCTCCTACGTCTACCCGCTCCGAATGAAATCTCCGCCGTTCAGCGTGCGGTATAAACTCCATCAGGCCCGCGTAACCACCGTCTTCATACGCTAAAACAAGCGCATTATCTTCTTTCCGATATCCCGTAATCCAAACGTCAGTGTATTCGTAGTTGACGATCTTCAGCCATCGATCTGACCGTTTATTTTCCGCGTAGGATGAATTAGCGCGCTTCATAACGACGCCTTCAATGCCGGAGCTTTTCGCTAATTCGAAAACAGCGCGGCCATTACCGGTAACACTATCGACAATCTTAACGTTTGGATGATCGAGGGCAAGCCCTTTTAATAATTCCTTCCGCTCATATAACGGTTTCGACGTGACCGATACGCCGTCGAGCCGCAATATATCGAACACACAGAAAACTATCGGATGATAACTTCTTCGCGACTGGAATCGCTCCATCATAGCTTCGAAGTCTCCGGCGCCTGTCGGTCCGGGCACGATAAGCTCGCCATCGAGTACGGTGCCGTCCGGGATCTGTAGCGTGTGGAGTTCGGGGAATTTAGCGGTGACTTCGTTGTTGTGGCGCGTGTAGAGGCGTATTTGTCCGTTGGTTTTGGACGCGATCAGACGGATGCCGTCGAATTTGATTTCCGTAATGTAGTCGTCAGAGTCGAAAGGGTCTTTTGCGGACTCTAATAGCATTGGCGAAATAAACAAAAAAAATCACCTCGTTTCAGCTTCGTAATACTATAATGATATAGTAAGAGTCGGCTGGAGCGAAGTGATTTGTCGTTGGTAATGTATGGTTAATTAATTTTCTTTAAATATACCGGAAGCTTTAAATCTATTTAATAATCTATTCATTTCTTGTAGGGTGAAATCGTGGCTGTTAATAAGATTGACAACATCCTCGTCAGTTAATTTTCTTCTCTCAATAACCTTACGTCTTTCGGTAACCTCACCAGTCGCAGTTACACTTTTTTCTTCTTCTTCCACGGAAATGTTCCATCCGTGAAGATTGATTCCTAGAAAACGGTGTCTCGAATCTCCAATAGGTTTATATGCGATAATCGCTCCTGGATTTCTTCCGCCGTCTTGCTCATACGCCGTTTTGTTAACCGATTGCTCTCTTTCTCGAAATTGAATGATTTCTTGTAATAAGTCCAAACGATACACCTCTTTTATATATTCTTTTTCATTCCGCATCTTCTACATTCGCGCAAAAACTTCCCGCTCTTCACCGAACTTTTGAACAGCGTATAGTCGCAGTTATCACACCGTCCTGCGCGCTTGTCCGGAAATTCCTTGTATTCGTAAGTGATCGACGTATCAATGCCGTTAGTCTCGTATTTTTCCTCCATTTTCGCTGTACCTCCGTGTCCTGCATCGTTGTATAGAACGATTATACCACGAAATTACAACGAGAGAGACGCTTCAGACGCGTTCAGGTACGATAGGTATCCGAAAGCTCGAAACGGCTCATTTCGTTCATTATTTAACGTTGAATTTCGCTGACTCAAACGTGCCGACGTATTTGCGCTTGCTCGAATCCGAATAGCAGTCGATCTGAATAACGTATGTGCCTTTGCCGGTCTTGCTGCGGATCGACTTCGCGCTAAACGATTTCATCGGCGTTGATGTCTTGAAGCTTCCGCGCTGCACCAAGCCGGTATCCGTCAGCCCGCCGCCGCTCCGCTTTTTATAAACGCCGGCCGTGTAATATAGCGTTGCGGCGCCTTTCTTCTCGGCTTTCCAATCGACTGTAGTCGCGCTGGTTGTGTACGTGGTAGCGTCCGTATATACTCGCGCCTTGTGTCCGAACTTTTCCGTCTGCCATCCTGACCATGCCGCGTCAGCTTGCGGAGCCAGCGCAATAGTGCCGGTTAATAAGGTCGCGGTGATTACGAGCGATTTAACTAAACGTTTCATACGATTTCCTCCTCGACTTCCAGCCGCGTACCACACGTCGGGCAGCACGCGTCCGGCTTGATTTCGATATCTAACTTTGCGTAATTGCAATCGTGGCAAGTGTATTCAATCATCGTTCTGGCTCTCCGTTTCCTTTTCGATACGATACCCGAAATATTGCATTAGCGTATTGATCCCGATTTGGTAAGCGCGCCCGCATCGACCGAAATTGGCGGCGGGACGCACGTATAATTCGAGGATCTGCGCTTCCTGCTGCGGTGTTAATGCCGGTACATCCGACCATACTTTACGAATCATAAGCTGTTCCATACCGTTATCGCCTCCGTTTTAGTGCTACGACAAGACCCGCGATTGCTACGATCAGGGCCGCCGCCGTAATGCCGATGGTTAATACCGTTAACATGGCGCGCTCGCCTCCTTGTGTTTGCATTTTGGTTACGGTACTATAAGAGACACGGGGCGGACTCTCCAATCAACCCCGTATCAATGTTCTGGCGCTAGTCGTTTTTGCGATTAGCGTTTTTTGCGTTAACGCAGGCTGTTGCCAAATTCGTTACCGCAATGACGAAGTTTACTATCGCCGTTATAATTAGTACCGTTTCCGCGTTCAATCGTTTTTCCCCTCCTCTCTATAAATCTATTATACGATATCGTATAACGTAAGTCAACGATTAAATTGAAATATTATTCGTTTCTATATCGGTTTGGTTAAGCGATAGAGTTCCGGCTATCTTATTTCCGATGACTCGCGAATTAATAGATTCGGAAGTCTTTATCGGATTGTAGAGCGCGAAAGAGTTGGCCGAATACACAACGTTTTCTTTTACTAATGCACCGTCGGTGTTTTTCGTTTGAATTCCGTAACCGCCGGAAGCCTTACGATTAAACGTTATGTCATTTCCGGATATTTCGGGGTTTTTACCGCCGACGACGTAAATCGGTATCAGACATTTCGCGTCAGTGATGTCGTTGTTCTTAATGCGGACGGTTCGACCTTCTGCACTTTCTCCGTAAATAGCCATGTTTGCCGGTTTTGGTATGTGAGTGTATTTAATATCCACGTCGCTTCCCTTATCGAAAGATATAGCGTATCCTGCTGCGCCAGAGTAGTCGGTAAGATCAATGTCGTTATCTATCAGTTTCGCCGAAGACCGTGTAACTATAACGCCTTGCTTACTGCGTTTAATGTCGTTCGACTTCGCTTTAACGTTAACGGAATCGGCAATCTCTATCGCAGCTATATCTGAATCGTGGAGATCGTTACCTTCGAACGTTATATCTTTTGAATTACGCGTACTACATAATTTACCCGGGCAGTGATTTACGATGTTGTCTGAAAACTTAACGTTCTTGGCTTCGAAGGTAGCTAATGCGGTGCCGTCAGCGCTAAGCTCCGAAATTGTATTGCCGGATACTGAGACGTCTGCGCCCCGGACGTCAATACCACTGCTGAAACCTTTTATCGTATTTCCGGTAATTGATATATTATTTCCGCTAAAGCCAGCCGACACGCCAAGGCTCGTAATCGCGGTATATTTCTTGTCCGTACGTACTAACGTATTATTCGAGATAGTAGTGTCGGTTCCGAATCCATAAGAGATCGAGTTATCCGAATAGTTTCCGGAAATAACGACCTCGTATCCGCTGAAATTACAAACGGACTGCAGCACATTTCCTTTGAAAGTATTGTTCGTTATCCTCACATTGCGAGGCTCTTCGTAGTCGATATTACCTTCTCCGTAACCTTCGATATCAATGCCGAACATAGGCTTGCAGCCATCGTTTATGCCAGCGTTGGTTATTACGTTTTTATCGATCTTTACATCTTCTCCGCCGGTGACAGATATATTGTTTCGACGCGCACCATCTAATTTACAACGCTCAATCGTAATATTGCGGGCGGGTCGGTAAGTCGTCCACGGTACGTTTAACATGCCTTGCGCGTTCACCATAATACAATCGCCTGTGCAGTCCGCAATATCTACGCCCTCAATCAGGACGTTCTTGGCTCCGTGTACGTTTATGCCGTAGCCCCATTCGTGTGTTTCTTTCTTTATACGATCACCATGTCCGGTAAAGTCGTGCTGGTAACGTTCGCCGCGTATCTTGCCGCCTTTTATCGCCACATTCTCGACTTCTCCGATATAGAAGCACGTATAGCCAAACGAGCTATTCGGCTCGACACGGAACTCGGCTTCCGGGTGCAAATTTAAAGTCATGTTGGACGGAATGATAATGCCTGCGCGTTCTTCCGGCTTATTGACGGAATTTTTATTAACTCCGTCGATCAAGTATACGCCACGCGGTATATCAACTTCGCAAATGCCCGCCTCTGATGCGTCCATAAGCGCCTGATTAAATCCTGTCGTAGCCACTGCCGCCTCAGTCCCATCGCTACAAATACCGTACTTTTCGACTTCCAACGTATATCTCATTATTCGTTACCTCCAACGTTATAGTTTTCGTTAATGAACTCCGACAGCAACCCGGCAAACTTATAGAACGTCGCGGTTTCAGTTCCGTCGCGTCCGTTAAGCGAGAACTTACCGAACATGCTTTTACGCAAACCGGTACTGAGCTCGATCTGTAGGCTTTCGCCGGTTATGCACTTATTCGCTATGTTCGCGCTACTTGCGCCTGCGAATCGATGTCCTGCGCCTACGAGTTCGGCACTAAAGCCGGCAGCGTTCAAGCGATCTACTAACGACTGGCCGCGAACAGGATCAGTGCCGCCTACGATAATATGCTCGGCGCTGTCGCTGTAACCGTGGAGTGATATAACGCGTTGGTGTCGCGCAACTAAGGCAAGCGCAGTTGGTTCGTCGAAATGGGTACTCGTGATGTGAAGGTCGAAGCCGTTCTGCGTCTTAAGAGATTCGAATAGATACGTAGAATAGTCGTTACTGAGTTCGCGAGCTAATTCGCTGGTTCCGCCTTCAATACTGCCGCCGTGCGGTGCGAGTATCAGAACGGGCGAAGCGTGGTCGATTGTGAAAATGTTATAGTTCGTCTCGGGTTCGTTGGATTGGAGTTCGGCAAAGTTGCGGTAAACGTCGATGGCTTGTGCGGTGACTGAAGTGGATGCGAATAACATTGCGCATAGAATAAACGCTGTGATATACTGGAAGTGCTTCGTTCGATTCGGACGGTGCAGCTTTGCTTTGGTCGGTGGGGCTGCGCCTCCGTTTCGTTCTTTAATCGCCTTATTCAGTTTTCGTGGATCATTAATCATTTCGTTACCCCTCTCGGATTTTATTAACGAGGGCCCTTCGTCGTCCTAAATATACGATATACGATATTGAATGTCAACGGATTTGCGGAAATTTATTCGATATCGTATAATGGTCGCAGAGGTGGTCGAAATGAAACTAAACGCAACACCGCGCCTAAACGCCGTTATGAAGGCGAAAGGATGGACGCAAGTAAGACTATCGGAGGCATCGGGCGTGCCGCAAGGTTCAATATCGCGATTTGATAAGAATAGCCGCCACGAAGACTGGCACGTTTTTTCGATTGCGAAAGCGCTCGGCGTAGAAGTCGATGAGCTATTCGAAATTGAAGAAGCCGCAGAAGAGGACGCTGAATAAATCGGCGTCTTTTTTTTGTCTTGAAATTCGAGCGCGCGTTGGTATAATTATCCTATCGATAAAAGTACGGGAATTCCCGAACCGAAAGGGCGGTTATAAATGAATCCGAAAATGAGCGTTATTATACCGGTATACAATGGCGAAAAGTATCTTTGCGATTGCATCGATAGCGTGCTCGGACAGACGCTTAAAAATATCGAGGTTTTGGTCGTAGATGACGGCTCAACTGACGCAACACGCAATATTTTGCGATTCTATTCTACGATAGATGAACGAGTCAAACCGATCTATCAGGCGAATCAAGGGCCGGGAACGGCGCGTAATACAGCGCTGAAGCAGGCGAAAGGCGAATTTGTAGCGTTTATCGACTCAGACGACTGGATTGAGCCGGAAGCTTACGCGATTATGTACGAAGCTGCCCATGAAAACAACGCAGATATTGTGTTTACGGACATGCGTTGGGATTACGAAGATGCGTCGAAAAGCTTTACGAAAAGTTATAGCGCAAAAGCAAATGAGCCGATCGGACGGGCCGATATTAAGGCGACTATATTAACGGATTTCTTATACAACGGATCGTACGGCGGCGTCGGTAAGGTAATCCGCAAAAGCATCCTCGATACGTATAACATAACGTTTCCTGACGGCAAGTACCTCGGCGAAGATTGGCTGTTCAACATGGACGCATTTACGTATTGTCAGACGGCGTACTATATCGATAAGCCGCTGTACCATTACCGGCAGATTAATGACGCTAGTTTGATGCGCGAATATAATCCGGAGCTGTTCGATTCGTACATCGATAGCGATACGCTCGAACGGTACGCGAGACGATGGGGCTTGTATAGCGAGAAGGTTGCGGTAGATCTGGCGCGGCGGAAATGTTATATCGCGGTTAACGGCTGTATACAAAACGAATTCAAGCCGGACTGTCGTAAAACAGTGCGCGAAAAGTTGACGCTGATTAAGCGTATAGTCGAACATCCGAACGTAGGGAAGGCGGTTGCGCTGGCGTTGCAGCACGAGGAGAGCTGGACAAGGCGGATATACTTGGCGATGCTAAAACGGAAGGCGGTCGTCGGATTGTTTCTGACGGGAAAAATACTGACGTTGAGGCGCTGACGAATAGTTGGCGTCTTTTTTTGTGGATTCGTTTATCATACGATTCTCAATTATGATAACCTAAATGATAATGAACACGACTTTATTCGTACAAATCGGGCAAAAACACGACTTTATTCGTACACCCGAAAAGCGGGTTCGCGCTTAGAGCCGCAAGGGATACAGCCGTTTTAGCCCGTCAATCACTTCTTAGTCTTGTGAGTCACAAGCCTCCGGAACTACGGCTTCGCCTTCGTCCGGTGTTAACGCAATCAATATATCTATTAATATCTGCGCGTATGTAGGGAACGAAGTGACCGGAATTAGCGCTATGTTTAAATACATTCGGATGTGAGTACGTAGGATAGACGTTAATAGAGCGCTAACCTAACGAAATAAATAACGGTATTCTAACGATAAGTATCAACATTTACCGTCTTAGCTGTCTATACGTAATAGAAGGACGTAACATACCGTATAACCTAGCGATAGGCAGGCGGGATACTGCCGGCATACATGCGCTATATGTAACACCGTATAGGCATACGTATGGTTATATAGGAAGGAAGGCGGCGGGGAGACGTCCGGTTGCGATGCGTGATGAGGCGAACAGCAACGAGCCACTGCCGGAGGATGAGCCCTTCCAAAACTCACGGGGTCAACCCAAATGACCGACGCAATATGCACGATCCTATACATAGCATACGGCACACGGCATACGGCAGGGTGCATGCGTGGCGCGGCTTCTTGAATGCATAAAGAACATACGATTAATTGCGATGAGTAAACGATGACGAACGCTATCATATCAACGTTTGTCTATTGATTCGAATGTAACTCAATTTACTTCTGTTAAATTCGTTATTCATAAATATGTATTTAATATACGATGACCCAAACGAAGAATCGCGGAAACGCCGGGCCCCCAACCGCCCCCAAAAATACCGGCGCAACTGCTGTTCGGAACTTGCGCACAATTTTTCGAACTCGGGGCGTCAACTAAACGGAGGGGATCACGGAAATGGAGAAGAAAATCGCTCTTACAGGCGAAGGCGTTCTATACGCTATTTTGAAAGACGAAATTGTCGGACCGATAGTAAATGTTCCGAATCAGCCGATCAGCTCGACGCCGATTTCCGTTGAATATTCGACGCTAAACGAAGGTGCAGACGATGCCTCATAAATGCGACGTTTGCGAAAAAGATGGCGAAGTAGACTACGATGATATTAACGATTGTCATATGTGCGAGCGGTGTTGGGACGAATATTACGAGGCTTGTTATTATGGCGGATTAATATAACGATTATTCCACGAAATAAGCGCGCCCCAGCCGTTTTAATCCAGACGGAGGGTATTCGGTAGGGTAAGCGTTAGAGACGCTAATTTCGTGTGATTTCGAAGGGAGGGCGAAAAGGTGGCGAAATATCGTAAAAAGCCGATTGAAATAGAAGCGGTAAAATTCGAGGATACGACGGAATCTATATCGGCTATATCGGAGTTATCCCACGGTAAGTTAATTCGGGTAGACTATCGACAAAACCCGGTCGTAATGTATATACCGACGTTAGAAGGCGTAATGGCTGCGCAAGTTGGCGATTACATTATTCGCGGCATTAAGGGCGAACTTTACCCGTGCAAGCCGGACATTTTCGAAAAGACTTACGAAAGGGTGAACGAATCGAATGGCGGAATTTAAAACGTTAAAAGAAATCGTCGAGCAACTCAAGGTTTGCAGATATGAATGCGAGGCAGGTCCGCTAGAGAATAACGTAGCTTTTCAAAAGCTTGCGGAATTGGCGGGGGTTGCGGTTGAGCCCGGAGAAGAATTTTACTACGTCCGTTAATATACGAGCAAATCACGGATGCGGTGGCGGAATAGGTAGACGCAATTTGCGGGTGCATCGAGAGAGTGAAAGACACCTAACTTTGCTGGTATAGAAGCACATACGGCCCGGGATAACCAGTATGCGAGGTGCAAATCCTCGTCCGCATATCCGATAGCGACGTCGGATTCTCCACCGGTGGGGACGTTAAATACGTACTGGAAAGCATGTATAATTGTCGCGGTGACTTGCGTTCGACATTCGAAAGGGTTTATAACCCGACGGTCGACTTAGCCTACGTGAGTCCAACGCAATCAGAACGAGGCTTCCGCACCCTACGGCGGAGGTCTTTTTGTGCTTGCGTTTTACTGATCAGTCGGAATGTGCTTACGGGCCTTCCGGTGACGCTAGCGCACCCACCGACACGCCTCTTAACAATGCGGACCCCGGTCGGTGTGGCAAATAGGGGCGCATGTTCCTCGGTGGCGAATTATTTGGGCAGGTTCGATCCCTGCCGCCCCTGTAAAAGCGAGTTTCACGCTGAAGCGCGCTTTAAGAAACGAAAAGGAGACGATGTGAATGGCGGATAAACGCGAATCAACAAGAAATTCAGTAATGGCGGGGGTAGCTCTAAACAAAACAGGTTACTCCTTAACAGACGGATATCAAGCTCCAAAATTCAGCCTAGAATCTCAAACCGGAAATATCTACGCAACAGGCGACGTTAGCGTAAAAGTAGCCGTAGAGGTATCCGAAGCTATAACCGGCCTCAAAGCGCTTCAACGCGAAGCAAAGGCGGCGACGCAGGCGCTGGCTGAATTGCGCGAGGAGCAAGCGAAACACGGAGGCGGGCGAAGCTATGACGAATAAGAAAACGGAATCCCACCACTGCGCCCCATCCAATTGTTCGCGTCATTTCGAAGTATGCGATTGCAAGTCGATGTGTCTTCTTCGGTATGGAGAAGAAATACGGAAACGGCAGGAAGAAGTCGGAGCTGCAGCCGGCGTATACGAAAAAAGACGAGCACACCTACGTTGGCTACGGCTCAAACGTTGGGGCGCCCGTCGTCTTATAGATTAACACTCGCGTATACTTCGTCGATCCGGTCCTGATTAATTCCGATATATCTCAACGTGACCGACTGCTTCGAGTGGTTGAAAATCGATTGAAGTAGCGTAAGATCTGTGCCGTTCTTGTACGCGTGATAGCCGAAAGTCTTACGCAATGAGTGACAGCCGATAGTACCAAGCTTATCCGAAAGGCCGGCGCGCTCAACGGCTTCGTTAAGGATGCCGTATGCACGAACGCGGGTAATAGCTTTCGAACCCTTCCGAGAAGGGAAAAGCCAGTCGTCATCGTTTGCTTCGGCCGGAATCAGGTCGGCAACGGCTTTCTTGATAGTGGCATTGAAGAAGAAACGTTTTGATTTCTTAGTTTTCCCTTCCGTAATCGCAACGAAGTCCTTTCCGCGTACATCGCCGACTTTGAGCGCGAGTATATCGGATATACGTAGGCCGGAATTAATGCCGATCGTAAATAAAAGCAGATCACGCCCTCGAAGGGCTTTTTTTATTGCGTTTATTTGGCGTTTTTCTCTAATCGGTTGGACTTCGTTCATTCGAATTTCACTCCGTTCTCAATATGTTAAATTCATATTAACGAAAATAATAACGAAAGTCAAGCGAAAGGAGGGCGATAATTTGGCGTATATTAACGGAAAATGGTTGGATCGTGAAGAACGGCAGGAGCGTATCGACTTATTGATCGAGGGTGTGCGTCGATTAGCGGCCCTCATTAAAGCAAAAAAAGCCACCGACTACCATATCGATATGTTCCGGAAGAACAAGGCCGAATTAATTAAACTGAAGCGCGTTCATCGTGCCGAGGTGGATATCGCATATTTCACCTACGAGTATTTGAGCGACGGCCTAAACCCGGAAAACGAGGATAATGTCGTAAGGAATTCGGATGACGGGACGCCTCACGATAGCATTGAAGATATCGCGAAGATTCACGAAGAATTTTTCGAGCTTTGCGATTACGTCAACGAAGAGAAAAGGAACGCGCGGCTTGCAATCGCGGCTGCCCGGGGCCACTCAAAATCCGGTATGTTTTCGAACGCCCTTCCGCTACACCAAGCGGCTTACAGAAAACGCAAGTATATTCTTGTTATATCAGAGACGGATTCGCTCTCGAAAAAGCTTATCGGATGGGTTAACAAGCAGATGAAGTTTAACGCAAAGCTACGGGAAGACTTCGGCCCTATGATGCACGAGTCGGCGAGCCGCAACGAAAAGGATAACGAAGAGGCGTTCATTACCACGACGAATATCCTTATCGAGTCGTCGTCCTCCGGTAAGCAGCTTCGCGGTAAACGTCACGGCGCTGTCCGGCCTGACCTCGTAATAATTGACGACCCATCATCAACAAACAACGAAGGAACCAAGGAAGCGCGAGAAAAGCTCGTTCATTGGTTTAACTCGGTCGTTGTTCCGATCGGGTCCAAGGCGACCGCGATCGTGTTAGTCGGGACGATGGTTTCAGCGACCGGGCTTCTTAACCACGTTCTGAAGCGTAAGGATTTCAAGGCGAGCTTTCACGGAGCGATCATAAGCGAGCCAACACATCCGGAATTATGGGACAAATACTGCGAGGTCTATGCGAGAGCGGAAACGATCGAAGAGGCTGACGAATTTTACGAAGCGCATAGAGAAGCGTTGGAGGATGGCGTCGAACTGGCGTGGCCTTGGCGCTGGACGTATCGCGAGCTCATGCACGAGAAAGTAAACATGGGAACGCGCGCATACAACTCGGAGTTCCGGAACTTGGCTTTCAGTGAAGACGAGCAGTTCTTTTTCCCGGATAACTACGCCTATTACCACTATTATCACGAGAACGGAACAGCATACGTCGTGTATAACGAATTGAAAATACCGATCAGTGATCTTCTGATTGTGGGCGCGTGGGATATCGCGCAGGGCAAGAATGCGCGGTCTTGCTATAACTCGGTTATTACGCTCGGCAAACACGAGCCGACGGGATACATTTTCGTACTTGATGAATACGCGTCGAAGGAGCCGGCGCACGTATACATTGACGTCATTATTCGGAAGATCAAACAATACCGGCATCGTTCCTTCAACGTTGAAACGATTAACGCGCAACACGAATACTACCGTCAGCTTCAGGAACGGGTCCGGCAGGAAGGTCTTTATACGTGCCGCGTGAACGATGTGAAATCGCATAAGTCTTCGAAAGATGAGCGAATTCAATCGATGGAGCCGATGCTGCATAACAAAACGCTAATTCTAAACGATAGGCACACGATGCTTCTCGATCAGATGGCGCAGTATCCTTTCGGCGATTACGTTGATTCACTCGACGCGCTTCAGCAGGCGCTCGAATCCGTATTCAGGCCGAAAACAAGGCTGGTGAAGAAGCCGGGATGGCTATAAGAAAGGGGGCGATAAAATGTCGCGGATGAAAGAGCTCGAAGCAAAACTAACGCTTCAGCAACGTAAGGCAGCGCAAGTCGTGGCGAGTAATGAAGTTACGCCCGAAGACGGGAACAAACGAAGTCAGGACGCGCTGGCCGAAGAAATCGGTGTAAGTCGTATGACGCTCTATCGATGGCGGTTTCAAAATCCGATATTCATCGAATACATGAATCTATTAGCGGACGATATGCTATCCGGGCACCGGTCTGAGGTATATGGGCAGCTCCTAAAGCTGATAAAAGGGCCGCAGCCTTCAGTTAAGGCTATCGATTTGTTCATGCGTCGCCACGGATTACTGACCGATCGTCAGATAACGACCAATGAAGCAGACGGAGGCGCCCGCAGTAACGAAGATATCGAGAAGGAACTCGAAGAACTAGCTGACATTATCGGAGAGGAGGAATAGCGTTGGGGTTTTTCAACTTACTAAAGAAACACGACCAGCCTTCGGATGAATACACAGTCAAAAAGACATACAGTATCATTCGGCAAGGCGCGCAATTTCCTCCGGATGATTCAATCGAGAGGTTGGCGAAGTATAAGCGTATGCGTAAGCTCTTCGAAGGAAAGCACCGAGACGTGTACGAAAGGGCTACGGACATTTTAAAAGATTCGCCACAATCGAAACAGCTTGAAAAGCTCTACATTGCGGTTAATCTGGCTGACATACTCGTCACCAAGCCCGCGGATATGCTCGTCGGAGAGCCGGTTCATTTTGAAAGCGGACTGGACGACACCAGCAAAGAGCAGACAGCTCTCAACCGATACGTAGAAGAAAACGATCTCAATCAACTGCTACACGAGAGTGCCATGTCGAACGGGTATCGCGGTGACGCTTGGATTAAGGTTCGATTTGGATACCGTCAAGACTACTCTGAACTCATTTCGATGGGATTAGGTATTCCAGAAGAAGCGAAAATGGAGTCCGTTGTTGAGCATGTTAATGCGAATTGCGTTTTCCCTGAGTTTTCAGCCGGAAATGTTAAGCAGATCAAAGCGGTCAATATAGCCCAAGTCGAATGGGTAGAGACGGAGCAGACGGAAATTCCTTTCCTAAACGTAGAGCGCCATATACCGGGACATATCTTTTATACGCGCTACAGACTATATCAGAATGGCGTCGATGTTTCAGGCGGCGCCCCAATCAGCGTTTTCAATATAGGCGAAGAGGTACCGACGGGTCGCGAAGAAGATCACGAAGAAACGTTCCTCCCGCACATTCCGGTCTTTCACATACCTTATAAATCAATCGATGACAGCTATTTCGGTATTGGCGGATTGGAGAAGATCGAAACGGTATTCGCAGCGATCAACGACCGGCTTGTTCAGATCGATTATATTCTTTGGAAACACAGTGACCCTACAGCGTATGGTCCAGATTTAGAAACGACTAACGGAGCCGTTCAGTTTGGTGGCAAATACATTCCGGTAAATAAAGACGACCCGACGCCCGGATATATGGTGTGGCAGGCTCAGCTTGATGCCGCGTTCAAACAGCTCGACATGCTATTGAGTATTGTCTTTCAGATGTCTGAGACTCCGCAATGGCTTTTCGGAACAACAATGTCCGGAGATAATTCTGGTGGGACCGGGACTTCGCATACAGATGGCGCGGCGATAAAAGCTCGATTCATGCCTATACTTTCGAAAATAAAACGTATTCGCGCCCATTACGATAAAGCAATACGCGATGCCCTTTGGACGTGCATGCTGCTCGAAAAAGCAGTCGGTGTCATCGACGTTGAAAATGCGGTTTATCCGCGGGCTATTTGGAGCGACGGACTTCCGAAGAATGAAAAAGAGCTCGCCGAAATTATGCAAATCCGTACAGGCGGCAAGCCTACGATTGACGTTCGCGGGGCCATTAAGCAGCAGGACGACGTGGACGACGAAAAAGCTGACGAAATCATTCGCCGCATTGAAGAAGACGAAAAAACGACGAGCGGTTTTGTTGATGGATCGATTTTCAACAAGGAAGAGCCGGAAAAGAGCCCTTCAGACGAGGATAAAGAGGAAATTACAGAGGAGGACGATAGTTAATGTCTCGCTCTCCTGAGCCTCAATACGATTATCAGACGAATCGGCTTGCCGGATATTATCAGGAAGCGGTACGAGACATTTTGGCGGAGCTTGAACGAATTGATCTCGATAATTTTCGAAGGGCTAACGCGGTGGCGACCTTGAAATCTATTAGCGGGATTCTCAGCAATTTAGACGAAAAATCTTCCGCATGGGTCAAAAAGAATGTTCCGAAGGCGGCCACCGATGGCATTGCGCGAGCACTGGTCGCCCTTGACGTAGCAAAGACGGTAGCTGACGCGGAAAAGGTCGTTGCTTTTAACGAGGTAAACGAGTACATGGTTGCGGCTGCTGTAGCGGATACGCAGTCGGATTTATTAGCAATTACGCAAAACGTCGATAGGAAGACGCGGGCCGCCGTGAGGAAAGCCGTGTCGGATTCGATGCGTCTTAATATGACCAAAGGGACGAACGGACGGCGCAGCATAACGGATCTGGTACGCAAGTCTCTTCAGGCTTCGGTGAGTACCGGCATTATTGATGCGAGGGGAAATCGATGGAAGCCGGAAGTGTATGCGGATATGGTCGTCCGTACAAAGATGATGGAAACCTACCGGGAAGCCCATACGAATGAGGCGGTAAGCCGCGGAGCTTATTATGCGCAAATTTCGTCTCACGGGGCGAAGGATTTATGCCGTCTTCACGAAGGACAAATCATTAAGCTGACCGACGACGCTCCCGGCAATTACCCGACATATGATGAACTCAAAGCGACCGGGGAGATATTTCATCCGCGTTGTAAGCACGTAATTTCCACAATAAGAAACCCATCAAGCGCCATGTAGCGCTTTTTTATTTTGTCCGAACGTTATGACGTTAAAAGAAACGGCTGCATCACTCAATAGCCGACGGGCTTTAAGCGGTGGAGGGACTATATGAGCGAAGAACTTAAAGAAACGCAAACAAGTGAAGTTACCGATCAAACTACGGCTGAGGTGCCGGAAAATAAACCTGAAGCGCAGACGGTGACTATGACGCAGGAGGAGTTTAACGCTGTAATTGCTCGCGAAAAGGGGCGCGTTAAGAACAAGTACGCTGACTATGACGAAGTGAAGGCGAAACTTAGCGATTACGAAAAAGCTCAGAAAGAGCGAGAAGAGGCGGAAATGACCGAGCTGGAAAAGCTTACGAAACAGCTCGACGAAAAGGCCGAAGCTGAAGCCACCTTCGTAAAGCAGATCGAAGATTTAAAAGCGGCTGCTGAACAGGAAAAAGTGGCGAACGAATTTATCAAGGTTGCTACGAGCAACGGCATCGCCTACATTGACGACGCTTTACGTCTGGCTGACCTATCCGCGGTAAAGGTTGAGGACGGAAAAGTAATCGGCATGGAGGACGTTGTAAAGGGGCTCGTTGACAATAAACCGTACTTGGTTGCGAAACAGCAAACGATGAAACCGATCGGCCAACCCTCTAATAGCGGAGGAGATGGAGACGGCGGCGAAATCAAGACGTTAGAAGCGCAACTAAGCGAAGCAAAGAAAGAAAAGAATTTTTCGAAGGTAATCGAGCTTTCAAACAAATTGAAATCACTTTTGAAGAAGTAGGGGGAAAATAAATGTTAACTAGTTACGATTTTAAAGATCAGGTACGACAGCTTGACGACGGGATTGACCTTATTATTCAGGATGAACCGACATTACTCGGTCTGATCGGGTTAAATGGAGAGGCGCTTTATCAGACTAAATTCGAGTGGATGTCTGATCGACTGAACTCAAACCTCGCGACTGTTAAATCGGTAGCGGAAGACGGAAAAATCACTGTGGCGGAAGATGACGGAGAGAAGTTTCGTAAAGATGCCATCGTTGTTTTTGGCGAAGAGTATCTGAAAGTCACAAACGTTTCCGGCGATGTGCTGACTGTTGTTCGCGGATTTGATGGGACAGTTCAAGAGGAAATCAAGGCCGGTTCGGAGTTGCGTATTGTTTCCCGTCCGCAAAATGAAGGCGCTGGTGTTGGTATCGATGAAGGCCACGACCGTTATGTAGATTACAATTTCACGCAAATTATTGAAAGATACGCTGCCGTATCGAACACTCAACAAGCAGTCCGTACACATAACGTATCGAGCGAGCTTGATTATCAAGTAAAACTACGTCTTAAAGAGATGGCGCGTGAATTTAACGACTGGTTGATCTACGGCCGCAGAATTGATGGCAAGCCTCGTATGACTGGCGGCTTACTGAACTTTGCGAACTTGAAAGGCGCTGCTAAAGCTAACCTGAAAGGAGAAGAGGTTCAAGCGAAAGATATTAATGCATTAATGGAAAAAGTATATCAGCGCGGCGGGTCAGCAAATACAATCCTTACAAACACCGCGGGTGCTCGTCAAATCTCTAAAATGGCGACGGATACTATTCGAACAGAAAGAACGGACGCTGCTACAGGCCACCGCGTAAGTACCTTCGTTTCTGATATGGTAGGTGGCGGAGTTGCGACTGTAGTTGTAGATCCGAACTTCCCTAAAGACAAAATCGCACTCTTCGACCGTAGTATTCTTTCTCTGCATCCGTTGAACGGCCGTTCCGTCTACGATACTGATGCCAGCGTAAATGGTGCCGACTTTGTTGCGCGTCAGATCCGTGGCGAATACGGAATCAAGGTCAAAAACGCGAATGAAAAAATCGCCATTCTCGAAAATATCTCGACAACTGTATCTTAATGACAATCGACGGGCTTCGGCCCGTCTTTTTAATTTGAAAGGAGGACAACAATGGCAATTACAGATGATCAGAAACGGAGATTAAATGAATCTATGCCGGTCGCCAACGATCTAAAGCTCGGTGACATCATTCAGGAATTACAGGAAAGCGGTGGGACTGCCGGACCAAAAGGCGATCCCGGTCCGAAAGGCGACCCCGGACCAAAAGGAGCGGACGGGTTCGGTACCAAGGCGCAGTATGACGACATCATCGCGCGGCTTAAAGCGTTAGAGGGAGCTGGCTCGTAATAATGGCCGTCTATAAGGCTTCTCCGTTTTATTCCGTAGGCACCGACCAGACGATTGTTTTCGACCACAAAGGCGTTTATGAAACCGATGTGCCTGCCGAAATCAAGCAGTTGAATGCATTATGTCCGCGATGGATTAGCTGTATTGCGTCAGACGATGAGACGGAAAAGGCGGAGGCTAAGGCGCCGAAAAAGCCTGCACGTAAGTCCTCCGGAAAATAAGGGGGCTGTGCGTATGGCTTTAAGCGTAGAAGCTGCAAACGAATATATTAACCGAATGACAATCGATAACGAGGATTGGAACGACTATGACGATGCAAAGCAGCAGCGGGTACTAAACGTAGCCGAGGACGTCTTGGCTCGAAAATTTCGTAAGTACGTCATTCCTGACGACGCAGTTTACGAGTTTACGAACGTGCTTGCGACTGCTTATAACGATACGAACCGCCTGAATAAGCACGGCATCGCGTCTTACTCAATCACCGGCGTCGGGTCGTTTACGTATAAGGAAACGCTTCGAGCTGACGATGAGTCTCTCATACCGAAAAAGACGATCGACCTGATCGAAGAAGCGAACGACGTGAAACTTAGCGGCCGGACCGTAAAAGCGACGGTGATGTAATTGGCGATCATACCAATGCGTCAGACCGTGACCGTTACTCGTGCTTCAGATGAAATAGACGTGTGGGGAAACCCCGTGAACGTCGAGCCGTTCGAAATTAAGTGCCGAATCGACGAAGGATCTACTATTGCGAATTCACGTTCTTCTGGCGTTGTGAAGAGCGAGGAAGTCGTAGCTACGGCGCGCATCTTGGTCGATAAATTAGCCGACATCAGGTATACAGATACACTCGCATTCACGAACGAGCTAGGAGAAACCATTGAGCGTAAGCCGAAGGAAATAAACGTGAAGCGGCAAGTCAGTGGTAAGCCAATTCTGACCGAGGTAATCGTATGAGTCTTACGCTGGATGCTGGCGATTTTCTATCGTTATTGGATAGCCGAGAGGTAGCCGTTGAGCAGGCAGCAAAAACAGCGATGCATGATAATACTGATGACCTCGCTAGGCTTGCGCAAAATATCGCCCCGATCGACAAAGCCACGCTCCGACGCGGCATGAAAAAGAAGGTTACGTTAAAGCGCGATAGTCTGGTCGGTGAAGTATCGTTCCGGGCCGTTGATAAAGGCTTTAACTATGCATTATGGACTCATGAAGCGGAATACAACCTCGGACCGAATTCGGCAAGTGCCGGCGGCATTAGCGGCTATCCGGTCGGTAACAAATATCTGGAACGTCCGCTGAAAGGTGAATCGCAGAAATACATTAATCACGTAGCAGACGCGGTGAGAAGGGAGTTGTGATAATCGTTGAAGATAACCGAATTAATCTCGTTTATACAGTCGCGGGTTGACGGCGTTTATTACGCAAACGGATTCCCACGGAATGCGGCAGACGAGTGTACTTATGTGCGGTTTACAGGCGGATTTCCTCCGTCTCAATGGACCGGAAAGAGTCAGCCGTCGTTTCAAATAATCGTACGAGGAAAGGCACGGGGCGACGCTGATTGCGAAGAGAAAGCGTATCAGCTTCAGGAAGCGTTAACGAACCTTCGCGAAGTGTTTATCGGTAACAGCTCCATCGTTGTTATCCGCGCGGCCAATTCGGTGCCGTTATTTATCGGATACGACGACAATGATCGTCCCCAATACTCGTTAAATTTCGATTGTGTAGTGCGCCCCGACCGGGCGCTTTTTTAATGCAAAAATAAAGGAGGAAAACGGATGGCTGGAATTAAAACGATTCAAGTTCCTATCGGCCCCGCAATCGTCGAATACGGCGAGGGCAAGGATATGGTGACGTTTGACATCACGAAGGGCGGCATCGTTTTTAAGGCGCAGATGTCTAAGCAGGATACAACGGTCGACCAATACGGTGACTCGATTGTAGGCTCACGGACAAAGGGTGGAACTTGCGAATGTACCGTACCGTTTGCGATCTATGATTTAGAAAAGATTCATAAGGCGGTGCCGAACAGTAAGTACGTGTCTGACGGAGACAAAAAGAAGCTAGTAGTCAGCGGTAAAGCCGGATATGACTTACTGAAGGATGCGAAGCCTTTACGAATTAAGCCGACAGATCCGGAAGCGACGGCCAACGACTGGCTCACGATTCCATTGGCCGGCGCATCGACTGACATCGAATATACCTATGATTCCGATAATGAGAGGATCGCTAACCTAACGTTTACCGGTTATCCGGACACGATGGGAGACGGCGATCTTTTTATTATGGGCGACGAAACGGCCGGGACCTCTTCCGGAACCGGTAGCGAATAACAAACGAAAGGCATCGTCGAGGGGCGGTGTCTTTTTTAATTAACGAAAGGAGAGTCGCATGAACATTTTCAAAAAGAAACAGGAGACTGATTCGATCCAGCTCGGTAAGTATCCGGTCGAGGTTGCGAAACTTACTCCGGCAAAGTGGAAACAGCTTTTCGCAGCACTCGATAAAATTCCATTTCTCGTTCTGGAAGTCTTTAGCGCGCCTAAAACGGATTTCTACTCGTATTTAGTAAGCGCGATTGAGGTCGGTATGGATGAGATCGTCGAGATTACAGCATTATTGAGCGGCGTAGATTCCGAGTACATTCGAGAAGAAGTCGGTACAGACGAAATCATCGAGTACATCACCCTCACTGTTAAAAATAATCGTCTCGATTCGCAAGCAAAAAACGTGAAGAGCCTTCTTCCGAAACTCGAAAAGTAGACGAAGGGGGCGATCCGTATACGATTGACGACTATCTGATCGAAGCGGCTATCAGTTTAGGCGTCACGCAGCATCAGATAGAAAACGAGTTTTATATGGTAGACATACCGAAATTTGTGCGCGCTAAGACGAAACAAGGCGCAGTAAGGCGTATAGAAGACATTCGTGTACTTCTGGCGACGAATAGCCGGGCAAGTGAGGACGACGAGTATAAACAACTCATGAATACGTTGATTCGGGCGGCAGGACTTCGCCCTGAAGTGAAATTCGACCGTGATAAATTCGAGCAACTACGGGCTTTACAGGGGAATTTTCGGAAAGGAGGTAAATAGATGGCCGGAACAACAGTCGGAGAAATCCGGGCGCGTCTCGTATTAGACATGGCGGACTGGTCCCGTCGATCTCAGCAGGCACGAAACGATATGGATCAAATGGGCCGTTCATCTGCGAATCTCTCGAAGCAAATGGGCCTCATCCAGAAGGCTTCGCTTGCGGTCGGAGGCGCAGTCGTAGCCGGCATCGGTGTTTCCGTTAAGAAAGCGGCTGACTTCGAGGAGGCCATGTCGCGAGTTAAAGCGATCAGCGGCGCGACCGGTCAGGACTTCGAAGATCTGAAGAACATTGCGGCTAAGATGGGCGCCGAAACTAAATATACAGCGGTAGAGGCGGCCGAGGGTCTTCAATACCTCGCGATGGCGGGTTTCAGCGTAAAAGCGCAAGTCGGATCGTTGCCGGCCGTGCTCAACTTGGCGGCAGCTTCAGGCGAAGGGCTCGGACGTTCAGCGGATATCGTTTCGAACATCATGACCGGCTTCGGCATTAAGGCGGAAGACTCCGGGCACGCCGTTGACGTACTCGTAAAAGCGATGACGACGGCCAATACGGATCTGCCGCAATTGGGCGATGCAATGAAATTCGTCGCCCCTGTCGCGCACTCTCTCGGTTACTCCATCGAAGATACTGCGACGGCCGTTGCGAAAATGTCAGACGCCGGTATTCAGGGATCGATGGCGGGTACGGCGCTTCGTGCGTCACTCTTACACCTTACGAATCCGGTAGGGCAGTCGGCCAAGGCGATGAAAAAGTACGGCATCGAAGTAAAGGACGCGCACGGAAATCTAAAGCCGATACCGGAACTCGTCGGCCATATTTCGAAACAATTCGAAGGGATGACATCAGCGCAGAAAACGGCAGCGGCGGCACAGCTCGTCGGAGTTGAAGCGGCTTCCGGATTCGTTACGCTTTTGGGCGTCGGAGAAAAGGGACTGCGCAATTATTCAAAGACGCTGAAGGAAGCCGGCGGGACAGCGGACAAAGTAGCGAAAACGCAGATGGATAACCTCAAAGGGTCATTCGAACAGTTTACGTCTGCGCTCGACGGCCTCGGAATCGCGATCGGTAACGAGTTTTTACCTACTTTCCGAAAAATTGTCGATACCGGTACGAAGGTGGTCGAGTTCCTTAGTGAACTGAATCCGGGGATCATTACGACGGGACTCGAAATGGCGGGCGCGGCGGCAGCGGTGGCGCTGGTAGCGTCTTCTATGTTAAAGCTCGGAATCGCAGTACGTGGCTTGTTTGTTGCGATGGGGCCTGCCGGATGGGTGATTACCGGGCTCTCTTTATTAGCGGGAGCACTTGTCGGGGTAAAAGCGGGGTACGATCAGATGAACACCGTTAGCTTAGAGGCGGCCGAGTCGAAGCAGAAGGAAATTGACTCTATCAATGGCTTAACGAAAGAGTTCGATAAGCTTCAAAATAAAACGAAGCTGACTGCCGATGAATTCGTCTACTACCTCGATTTGAATGATCGAATTAAAACGGAGACAGATGCCAATTCTATTAAACGGATGAAGGAAGAGCAGGAAGAGCTGAGGAAAAAATCAGGTCTTACAAACGAGGAATTTAATCGCTACTTAGATTTAAACGATAAGGTTATCGCGAAAGCTCCGGACACTGCGGCTGCTATCAGCGAGCAAGGAAATGCTGCAGCAAAGAACACGGACGCATTAAAGCGTCTTAACAAAGAAAAAGCCGAGGAACTCCGGCTGGAACTGGAAACCCAAAGGGCTAAAGCTGAGGCCAATATGTCTAAATATATAGCCGAAGAAGCGCGACTAAAAGAAAAAGTTAATGCGTTGACGAGAGAGCGATCCGATTTAGAGCAGCAGGTATCTGATCAATTACAAGTTGTGGCAGCTAAAGAGAGCGAATTGGCGGCAGCTAAAGAGGCTAAAGATACAGCACGGGTGGCAATAGCTGAAAATGAGCTCAACTTAGAGCAAACAAAGTTGCAGAGATTACGAGAACAGTTTTCTACAAATATGGAAAACCTGAGCTCTAAGAATCAAGAGCTCCAAAAGACCCGTGAGAATATCAATCAGCTAGATGTCGTTAATCAGAAAATGATCGACCTTGAGCTACGTCAAGTTGGATTAAACGCCAAAAAGGGCGAAGGCGTGAGAGTGATCGATAAGGAGATTGGACGCTTACAAGATGCGAAGGCGAACCTTAAAAATGTTACGAATGTTGCCGATCGTAAAACGGATGAGTACCGGAAGTCTGTTAAAGCGATTGACGACGAGATCGCAAACCTTCGTACTGCAAGAGGTCGGGTCGCGGATATTACGTCAGAAGCCCAAAGAATGAACGCTGCTCTAAGTAAGGACATCACGAAACGCATCACGACAATTACATCGGATGTTTCTATGAAGACGGAGCGTGCCGTAAGTCGCGGAAAAGGGAACGAAGGTACTTACCACACGGGCGGCGTCATCGGCCTTGGTCAGATCAATAAACTTCATATCGGCGGTCTAGCGTCTCAATTCGCTAACCCGATGAGCCACGAAGTCGATATCCGGGCCCTACGAAACGAAATGGTGCTTACTGAAGCGCAACAGGCGAATCTTATGCGAATGATAGACGCTGGACATACGTCAGGGCTCGGAGGAGAATCCGGCTTATCGTCGGATATGCTGCGCGCGCTCAGTTCGATTGAGCAGGCGATTAAGACGAAGGGTGGCGCTCCTATCGTGATGGATAGTGAAGTTGTTGGCCGTATTGTAGAGCCGCACATCAGTCGCATTCAGCAGGACGGATATGATCTAGAACGGATGAGAGACGGGAGGTGGTAGCGTTTGAGTAATACAGATTTTATAAAGAAAATCGCCCCGGATGCGCAGAAGATATTTGTGAATTATAAAATTCTAGCAAGCCTTGTAATCGCGCAGGGATGTCTCGAAAGTGCGTACGGAACCAGCGGTCTCGCCGTTAACGGAAAGAACCTTTTCGGAGTGAAGGGCGAATATAACGGAAAATACGTCATCATGAAAACGTGGGAAGTAATCAACGGAAGGAACGTTCAGGTTGACGCCAAGTTCCGAAAGTACCCGACGTGGTATGAGTCGATGCAAGACCTTGCGAAGCTTTACGTAAACGGCGTCAGTTGGGACCCAAACCATTATAAGGCGGTCGTAGGTGAGAAGAATTACAAAAAAGCGACTGCTGCGCTGGTAGACGCCGGTTATGCAACGGACCCGTCTTACGCGTCAAAGCTTAACAGAATTATTGAAACGTACAACCTGACGAAGTATGACACCGCCCCGTCTCCGTCGAATCCGTCCACTCCTTCTACGCCGGACACAAACAACAACCCGGCTCCGGTTGTCGTTGAAGAGCCGGAGGTATCTATCGACGTTTTTTCAAGCGTTTATACAACGCCTCCATCCGGTGTCCCTATTACGGATAGCAACTTCCGGATACTTTACAAGGATGGACGCATAATCGATATGGCTCGCGATTTATCGGTCCTTGTAAGGAGCTTCAAAATTGCATCGCCCACTCCCGATATCGATTACGAAACGATTCCGGGAAGGGACGGCTTAGTTCGAGTAGGGAAAAACTTCGGAGCCCGAACGCTGACTGCCGAATGTCTTTTGCTCGGAGCAGATGACGTTGATTTTCATTTATTACAAGCGGAACTCTTTCACGCGCTTCATCGCGAGGAGGAGTTCTTTTTAGTTTCGGAAGCGACGCCGAAAAAGCGATGGCGAGTCGAGTTAAGCGCATCTTTCACGCCTGACCGAATCGGTAGCTTTGGCGACTTTACGCTTACTTTCCAAAGCGCCTCAACTTATTGCGAATCAGTCGGCACAACGCTGGATGCATTTACGTTCGAAGCGAACAAATGGCAGATAGGCGAAGGGTTGACGGACGATATCCCCTCGTACAAACACAAGACGAAGACTTTCCGTATTTTCAATGCGGGAGCCGTCCGGTTAGATCCGAGATACATGCCTTTAAAAATTACGTATAAAGGCGCGTCAAGTAAATTGTCGATCAAAAACAGAACAACAGGCGACCAGTGGACGTTTTCCGGCACTTCCTCCGCGAAGGAAGCGATTCAACTTTCCGGTGTTACATCGAAAAAAGGAAACGTCAGTATATTGGGGCAGACAAATTTCGGACTTATTACGTTAGAGCCCGGATGGAATGATTTTGAGCTAAACGGAACAAGCGGGGATTTTGAGATCACATTTGATTTCAGATTCCACTATTACGCGTAGGGAGGTGCGCCATGTCGAGTCTGCTTGTAAAAAATCTCGCTAATCAAGTCGAAGCATTAACGGACTTCAACGTAACTAAGAAAGATGAAATTGAGAACGGTAGGTCTATTGACGTAACGGTTTGGGAGACGGACAGAAACGCGCACTCTTTCCCGTTAATTCAAAATGAAGGTTCCCTTTTTTATGAAGACGAGGAATTCGTCATTAGGAAAACGCGGTATGTTCCTATTAGCGGCAAGAGACTGAAGGTCGATATCACGGCCTTGCAACGTTCCTTTTCGGATCTCGGTGAGAATTACGTATATGAAACATCCGGGAAAAAGAAAAAACTTTACATCGAGGATATGCTGGACATCGCATTAAAGGGTTCTGGGTATTCTTACGAGGTTTTACCGGAAGGGCTAGGTGATTCGTTTGAAGTGGAGGATTTTGGAAATGGCTACTCTCTCGGATTACTAAGCGATATAAAGGAAAAGTATTCGGCTGAATATGAGTGCATTGGGAAGAAAGTCTATTTCGCGAAGGAGATAGCGCGAGACACAGACTACATCATCCGCGACCGTGTAAATGTAAAAGACCCTTCTCAGGAAATAGACACCTCTTCTATAAAAACGTACATTAAAGGATTCGGAAAGAAGGACGAAAAGACAGGAAAATACGCGGTGGAAGCTGAGTACACAAGTCCATTAGCTTCAGTCTATGGGATCAAACATGCAAATCCCATTTTTGATGACTCGTACACAGCAAAGGATGAGGGAAAGCTCGAAAAACGGTTAGAAAAAGAACTGACCGATAAAATTGAAATCTCTATCAGCCTTACGTATATAGAGGTTAAACAATTAAACATGCAGGATATTCGCAAAGGCGATTATGTATGGTGCGTATTAGAGCCCTTTGATTTGAAGACGAAGCTGCGTGTAGTCAGTGTGGAGTCTTATTCAGATCCTAAAAAGTCTCCGGTTTTTACTTTCGGAAAGGTTCGGGCGAATATCAAAAAAACAACTGCTAAATTAGGGCGGGGACAAAGCTCCGTCTCTAAGCTTATCGATACGTCGACCGGAAAGGTGAAAGGCAGCGCCATAAGCGGAAACATAACCATCGGAAAAGACGCGATTTACGAAGACGGGTATGATCCGACAAAGCTGACAATTCCTACGTACGGCCGGGCAAACGCAACAACGGACGGGCTTATGAGTTCGTCGGACTACGTGAAGCTGGCGAGTATCGTATTAGGGCCTGACGGTCAAGTTTCTGTCTCGCTGGCTACCGAAACAACGGACGGCTTAATGAGCGCATCTGACTTCGCAAAGCTGAAGCGCATCAAGGTCGGTACGGCTACGGTGGATATATCGACACTTTCGCAACAGCTCGAATCTATAAACAAGCGCCTGACAGCGCTAGAGAATAAATAACGAGGAGGAATACAATGCCGAAATTTCCGTACAGAAAGGCCGGGGCAGCGTGGGACCGTGTTTTTCGTAACGACCACAACCAAAACCTCGATGATATTGCGGACGATATTAAAGGATCATATACGGAATTGGCCGCACATAAGAACGCGAAAACCGCCCACACGTCGGAGCAAATCGACCATGGCGGTTTTTCTTTGCGCACATATATCGATGGCCTGTATAACCGTATCAGAAATCTGATCCTTAACGCGGACGGTACAAACGTAAAAGAGGTCGTTGACGCTCGTGTAGACGCGGAAGGAAACATCGCGCCTTTATTGAAGGAGCGACTCGACAAGGAGTATAACAAGCTTTTACGCAAAATTGAGCGTGATGTAAACGTTGACGACTACGGAGCCGATCCGACGGGCGTTAATGATAGTACAGAAGCGTTTAAAAAGGCGATTGGGAACGGTAAGGTGCGACTCAATCTATCGGCCGGCACGTATATCGTTAAAGGTGTCAAGTTGCCGTCATGGACGTATTTGATAGGCCAAGGCATGGGCGTTACTACGCTGAAGCTACACGAAGACACGCCGGCGAGCGAGTGGGTCATCATTAACGCGGACCCGGCGCCCGGCAACCGGAATATCGTAGTCCAAGGAATGTCCCTCGACTGGAATCCGGACCGTCAAGGCGGCGTTAGTTCAACTGGCGGAATCCATTCAAGCTGCTTAACTTTTGCGCAAGTGAAGTTCGGTATCGTCCGGGAAGTCGAAGGCATTAATCCGGGGCTCCATTGTTTCGACGTATCGGCCCCTTCCTACGATATTACGGCGAAGGATTACACCGCAACAGGAAGTAAGTACGTCTGGATCGATCGCTGCGTCGGCTATGGGTACGGTGATGACGGGATCACTACGCACTACAGCGAATACATCTTCATCACTAATAACGTAATGACAAACCCGCGCGGCACAGCCCATCGTAAGGGTGCCGCCAATTCGAACGGTATCGAGGTCGATGACGGATCTAAACACGTATGGCTTCTCGATAACTACACTGAAGGAAATATCCGAGGCGTAGAGGTAAAGGCTCATACAGAATGGCCGGCGCCTTGTAACGTCCATATTCGCGGGCACGAATCTTTCCGGGATGTGCGATCATTCGACTTGCGGCATATAGGACACCACTTAGCGACTGATCCGTGGAGCGAGACGGCGAGAGACGTAACGCTGATCGACTGTACTGCGCGAGAGCCGATATTCAATTCGCTGTATGACGGACTGGAACCGAAAGCTTTAGTCGTCTCGGCGTACCAACGCGTTAAGATAATCGGTTTTACTGCAATCGGTGATCCGACGTATGACTACAAAGGAAAGTCGATGATCGCCTTTCAATATAAGAGCCGGAAGATAACTGTAACTGGTCTGCAAATTTCCGGTTTTAGAAAGGCCGGCTATGATATCAACATTACCGGAGGCGATCAGCGCACAGATGACGTCTTCATTTCCGATTTTGTTATCCATGATTCAGCGCAGAATGGTATCGGGATTGGAGGCGGTGTCTATAACGTAAACTTGGAAAACGGAATTCTTCACGTAGCAAGCGGTACGGCCGGCATCACATCGCCGAATACGCAAACAAATATCTTAATGGTCCGGGCGTATGGTTACGAGAGCGCGGCAGTCCTCGGAGGTCAAAAGCATTCGGTTGTCCCTAACAACGTGAAAGGCGGTTTCCGTGCTGCTTCTACGTCGGGCCACGTTTTAGACAAAACAAGCGCAGTCATCGCGACCACGGGCGGATGTATAACGAAAGGTCCTAGAAACGTCGTTCTAGGCTCCAGCGGCGGTTCATCCACAACTGATTCGCGCCAAGCGGTCATAGCATCGAACAACTCCCATACGAAAGGCAGCGGGACATCGAGGGTCGTGCTCGCTTCTAACGCGGTTATCAACGATAACGGATACAGCGTCAGAGGGGGATACGGAAGCGGAAGCGCCTCGACCGGAAATACGAAATGGGAACTCGATTCAACTGGCGGTCATATTCGCGGCACAGGGCGAGTGGAGAGCGTCTCAGATTTCAAAGACTTCGCGGAGTATTTCGAATCTGCTGACGGTCAGAAAATCGGATCTAGCTATCTCGTTGCGTTAGAAGGCGATAAGATACGAAAAGCAGGCGAAGGAGATAAGATACTCGGAGTTGTTTCGGAAACGGCCGGTTTGGTACTCGGAGGCGCGGCGTTCTATTGGAACGAGCAGTACGAAAGAAATGAATTCGGCGGGTTGGTCTACGAGACAGTTTTCCGCGGCGGCGAAGAATTAAGCGTTCCAAAATTAAACCCCGACTATGATCCGACTCTCGAATATGTGCCGCGTGACTCTCGGGACGAATGGCATGTCATCGGCCTGATCGGTCAAGTTTTTGTCAGAATTGACGAAACAGTGAACGTAGGGGATAGCGTGTCAGCAATTGGCGGAATCGCGACTAAAGCAGAAAGCGGTGGCTATGGGACCGTTATGAAAATCAAATCTCCGTATGATGCGGAAAAAGGCTACGGTGTAGCGCAAATGATCGTTACGCCGCAGCACTAAGGAGGTTTTGTAGTGATATACAATAACGCATCACTTGCGTTTGAGGTGACGAGTCGAACAAAAACGAATATAAAAACCGCAATACAGTTCAGTACGCAGGATATCGATACGGCGCGTTTGATCTTCTCGTTAACAAAGGATGGCGTCCCGTTGCCGTTGTCTGCTGTTACCGGGAAGCTTGTCATGTTCATGGCGGACGGCAGCCGGTTTATAAGAAGCGTAGAGATCACGGATAAAGTTGAAGGCATTGCGCAGTACGTTCTGTCAGCCGAAGAGATCCGACATAGTGGCGATGTGCAGGCGGAACTTTACTTGTATTACGCGAATAAGCAGGCGCTTTCCATCCATAAGTTTTCGTTTACCATCGACAAGGCGCTGATTGATACGGATATCGTACCGTTGGCGGAATACTACGTGGATGACTTCGAAGCGTTGCGCCAACAAATCAACGACTTATACGACGAAGTGGTCGAAACAGTCGAAGAGCTGCGCAAGAAATTCGAAGACCTCGAAAATATTGAAACGAAAGAAGGAGCGCAAGCAAAAGCGGATGCTGCGGAAAAGAATGCGAAATCGTATACGGACACTCATACGAAAAGGACGGACAATCCGCATAGCGTAACGAAATCGCAAATCGGTTTGGGAAACGTTGAGAATGTGAAGCAGGAGACGCCGGACGGTGCGCAGGCAAAAGCCGACAAGGCCTTAACGGACAGCAAAACGTACACGGACGAACACACAGGTCGGACTGATAATCCGCACTTAGTGACGAAGGATCAAATCGGACTTAGTAACGTCGACAACGTTAAGCAGGCGCCTCTCGATCAATTCCGGGCCCACGATTCAAATAGCATCCGTCATACTTCGCAAGCCGAAAAGGACAAGTGGAACGGTTCGCAACTGTTTAAATTGACGCAGGATACCGGCGCAGCAAAGTACATGACGGGCGTCGATTTTAATACGGTGACGGATACCGGCTTCTATTATATGAGCGGCGCAACGACGGCATTAAATGCACCGGTAAATAACAACGGGTATCTTATCGTTAATAACTACAGCACGTACGCGTATCAGGAATATACGTCCTATAGCAGCAATGATTCGACGTCTTCGGGCCGGCGTAAATTCATGCGTAATAAGGTCGCGAGCTCGGATTCATGGACGTCGTGGCGTGAACTCGAATCGGTAGAAGGAGCGCAATCAAAGGTAGATGCCCACGCCAACAGAACGGACATTCACGTTGTGCAGGCGGATAAAGATAAATGGAATAGCCCGTGGGTTGCGACGTGGAATAACGTTACTTTGATTAACGGGGCGCAGCAAAATGCCAGCTATCCGTTTAAGTTTTCCGTAGCGAATAACGAAATTAAACTGCGAGGAACGTTCGGCTCACTTCCGGCCGCCGGTACGACGGTAGCGAAATTCACATATAAGCCGACGCAACTCGTAGATTTCGTCGTACCTACGATTGGATCTTACGGGACGGCGCGGTTCGCCTTTACGACGGACGGAGAATTACGATTCGATGGTCTTTCCGCAACCGACTCAGCGAGCGTTACGAGAGTGTCTTTTAATATCGGGATTCCACTATGGTAATGGAGGCGATGAATGTGCACGTTCTTTTCTACGATGAAAATTTCAAATATGACGGCGAAGCGGATATCGAAATAAATACGGAGGCAGGCGAGAAACTGCCCCCAAATTGCACAACTGCGTTAATTCCTGCCGGATTATACGATCCGAAATATGATCCTAAAAAGGGCGTTTGGGTTGAGGCTGCAACACAAGATTATATCGACAGTGTAAAACCACCTGCACCAAAACCAAGCGAAATTGAAGTCCTGTCTCAACAGGTCGCGGATCTATACTATCTAATTGCGATGGGAGGCTCGTAATATGATAGATTGGTTCGCGTATATCAAAGGGTTTTACGAAACGGGTAGATGGACGAAAAAACAAGTTTATGATGTCGTTGCCGTAGGGCGCATCACGCCGGAACAATACGAAGAAATTACCGGTGAACCGTATGATCCCAATACGCCTCCCAGCGAAGGGCCTTCTGGGGCTGCTGACGGATCTACTGGGACTGAGTAAATGACGGAAAGGAGGCGTCCCAATGCCGGAGCCGAACATACACGAATTTAATGATAAGTTAGCGGAAGTTCGCGAATGGCTTGTTCGGATAGACACCAAGGTCGATTACTTTAACGATGTAAAAACGACAGCCGAGAGAGCTGACGAAAAAGCTGACGAAGCCTTATCGTTGGCGAAAGAAAACCGCGCAGATATAGCGGATATGAAAGCAAATACGAAATGGATTTGGGGCGTAATGATCGGCGTCGCTGGCTTAGCGATATCGGGAGTTGCGCTATTTTTATAACCGAATAAACGCAACACGCCCGTCAGGTGAGAGTCCCGGCGGGCTTTTTTAATTCAAAAAAAACGAAAAGGGGACTATTTAATGGCGATTTCAGTACGAAAAAATCTCGTTTCATCCGAGGAGTACGACTTAAAGTGCCCATATTCAATGGATGCGAAGTACATTACATTTCACAATACGGCGAATGATGCTTCGGCTGATGCGGAGATCCGGTATATGATCGGTAACACAAGTTCAACGAGTTATCATTTCGCGGTAGACGACAAAGAGGTTGTTCAAGGCATCCCGACAGACCGTAACGCTTTTCACTGCGGAGATGGTAGCGGTGCAAATTCCGGAAACCGTACGTCTATCGGCGTCGAGGTTTGCTACTCGAAATCCGGCGGCGCTAAGTACGAAGCGGCCGAAAAACTGGCGATCAAATTTATTGCGCAATTGCTGAAGGAACGCGGATGGGGCATCGATCGTCTGCGCAAACACCAAGATTGGTCCGGTAAATATTGTCCGCATCGCGTATTAGCGGAAGGCCGTTGGGAAGCCGTAAAAGCGGCAATCGCTGCGGAACTCAAAGCGCTCGGAGGCAAGTCTTCCGCAAGCAAACCGGCCAAAACATCTGGATCGACATACACCGTTAAGAAAGGCGACACTTTGTCCGAAATTGCGGTGAAAACTGGCGTCAGTATGGCGAAGTTACAAGCATATAATGGCATTAAGAACGCGAATAAGATTTCGGTCGGCCAAGTTCTAAAGTTGACGGGGGCGGCCGGCTCTTCTAAAACGTCATCCAGCGGTAAGAAATACGTTTACCTTCCGGCTTCAGCCGATTCATGGCGCATCTATCCGACCAATAAAGCGCCGGTCAAAGGCAACGAATGCGGCTTATTGCGTCCTAAGAAATTCGGCGGCCTGAAATACGAGGTTCTCGGTAAGCCGCAGACCGACGTGTACACGATCAAGACGGACCAGTTCGGTAAAGTAAACATCTATGCGGCGAAGTCCACAGGCGCAACAGTAAAGTAAACGAAAAGGGAGACGATAATATGGAAGAAGTATTAATTTTCGCGACTATCCTCGCGCCCATCTTAACGGCGCTTGTTCAGCTCGTTAAGAAAACGGTTAAGTTGCCGACGAATATCGTACCGGCTCTCAGTTTCGTCATCGGTATCGGATTGGGAGCGATTGCCTACCCGTTTACTGATCTCGACTTGGTGCTGCGTCTGTGGGCCGGCGGCTTTGCGGGTCTGGCTGCTACGGGTCTTTTCGAAATCGGGGCAAAGCGAGAGGGAACTACGAAATAAAATAACGGAACTTTTTGCGGGCGCTTGCGTATGAATACGTAGGTGTCCGTTTACATAACGAACAGGTATTGCGGAAAAAGATGGTCGGATAGTATAATTTAACTACGAATAGGGGAGGCGTGGAATTTGGAGAAGATTACTGTTAAGGTGCTTATGTATTTGAGCGTCATTTGTGTAGTAGCCGGAATTATTGCGGGGTTTGTAGTATACGATAAGGACGTAGCAGAAGATGCAAAAACAAGTAAAAAGGTAAGCGAAGAACTATACGATAATTCTGTCGCTCAAGCGCAATATAAAACGGACAAAGCACTTGCGAGCAGTATGCAGTCTTCCGTGTTCTTTAGCGTCTTGGCCGGCGTAGTATCCGGCGCTGTTCTTTTCGGACTCTCGATTATTATTCGAATCTTAGATGAAGCGAATAGTAGAGCGCATGAATCAGCGAGTGATCTACGATTAATAAAAAACGATATTCGCGAGCAAACTGCGAAATAATAAAACAGCCCCGTCCTTAACCGGATGGGGCAATTTTTACGTTTATGATATCCGCAAACCTCACGAAATTAGTATCGCCTCGTGCGTCCTTCACACGAAATTCCTTCCGTATGTGGTCCACGTAATGGACTGCGCCGATTACTTCGCGTATGTATCCGTCGTCGTAAAGCTCGAACGATAAATCTGCGCCTACCTCCATCGATTGCGCGACCGTCACTTCCATATCCTCGATCTGCTGCGCGTCCAGTTTCGGCTTCTCTACTTTAAGCTTCGCCTCGGCCAGCCGCTGAAACCCTTCGCGTAACTCCGGTAAGATAAAGCTCGAAGCCCACAGTTTGTTATCGCTAGTCATGCCGAACACCTCCGGCTTTATTATATGCGAATATGTGTTCGGTTATCAATCGGAAATAATTTCTATGATCTCGCTGATGTCGTCGATTTCAAACGTATTCACGATTCGATCCAAGTGTTCGATTGAAATCCGGACCACATGATTACGTGATAATTGAGAGATGGCTGCGGGGCGTATTCCGACCTTTTCCGAAAATTCGCCTTGGTTTAATCCGTGCTTCTCCATTAACTTATCGATACGTAAAACCACTCGTCTCAT